TTATATTTCTGCTGATACTGCATATTTGTACTTATCACTTCTTATAAATTGCTCATTGTAATATAAGACATCATTATTTTCTGTATACACCGATTGTCTTACTTTCAATAGTGGCATATTACTTGCACATTTAAGATGGTCAGAATATTCTTTGTTTGAATGTTTTACTTCAAATATATTTTCTACTCGTTTAGGTAATGTGCTTATATTATTAGATATAACCTCCATTAAAGATTTATCTTCTAATTCTTCTTTTAATAAAAACATGTAATCTATTCTAAAATAGTCAACTTCAAAAATAACAGGTACTTCATCTATTAATCTAAGTCTTTTAATACATATTACCTTCTCTTCTAGTTCAATACTTAAAGCTTCAGCTACTTGCTTATCTGCTTTTTTTATTAAAACAGAGATTATTTTGGTACTTGGTTTTGCATTAATACGATGACAAGAATTAGTAAAACTATTTCCTGCACATGTTGCTTCTATTCTCTCTGGTATTGTTACATAAGTCCCTTTACCACGTTTTTTACATAATATATCTTCTTTTACAAGTTCATTAAGTGCATTTCTCACAGAAATTCTTATATTTTATTTATGTTTATTTATATTTATTTATGTTTTTATGAGTACATTTATTTACAACCTATCTAAAACAATTTCTTTATTCTATTTTATTTATATTTCTTTATTTGTATTTTATTTTATTAAACTGTCATGGTGGCAAAAAAGGTGGCAAAAATAATTTGCCACCTAAAATAATCTTTATTTATTCTTTCTCTTTTAAATTTTTAAAATGTTCTTCGAGTTCAATTAATTTATCTTCATCCACTTCATCATCTTTACTATGTAACGCTGATATTAAACTTGAAATTGAATTCTTATGTATGTTCTTCAAAAATTCTTTCGTTTCAAACCTTAGATATTTTTTCTCTTTTACTAGTATATTGTAATGTGTAAGTTTGCCTATTTTCTCTGTGCTTAAAAATTCTCTTCGCTCTAACCTTTTTAAAACTGTAAATGTCGTTGATTCATTCCATTCATATTTTTCTTCCATTGCAGCAACTAATTCCCTAGAAGTTAATACCTTGTTAGCTTCCCAAATATATCTCATAACTTTTAATTCCGCTTCTGGTAATTTACTAATTTTCATAGTCTACACCCCTTTACCGATTTATGTATATGTTAAATTCTATATCAATAAAGTTTTACAAACAAGAGAATTAAGGTAAATAATTCCATCCAATTTTTACCATATCATTCTTTTAAGTTTTTATAGTACTCTTCTAATGAGTCTAACTTCTCTTTACTTACATTTTTATGCGTAGTGGTAAGTGAACGCATTATTTTTCTACTTTTACTAGATTTTAGTACCTTTTTCTTAAAAGCATAATATTCTTCATTATCTATTATTATTTTATAATAAGATTGAAATTTTATAATATCCCTAGCCAAATAACCTTTGTCAATTAGCCTTTTTAGTAGTATTTTTATTGTACTTTTATGCCATCCATAAATCTGTTTTATTTCTTTTACAATTTCTTTTTTAGGCATTAGAGTGTCCTTTTTCCATAAATACTCCATTACTATTAATTCTGCTCTTAATAATTTTTCTATTAATATTTCTTCTTTCAATTTATGTCACTTCCTTAAATTCGTCTAACTTAAATTAATAATAGGAGCTTTTTAAGACAAAAACTAGAGGTAAGTTTTACCAAATATTCTACATATTTAGTCTGTTTTTTTAAGTGTAAAATAATGTTCATATCTATAAATTTATTTAACTTTCAAACAATCTTGTTGAATAATAACTAATTCTATTGTATTATTTTAGTTGTAGAATAAAACTAAATCGGCAAAACTAGAGAAATTTAGTGGCATAAATATATATGAACTAAGAATTGTAAAATGAGTTATAAGTTATATCATCCAGTTATCAAAAACATATACTCTTTTTGTTTTTGTGAAAGTTTTTTAGGTGGCTAATAATATATATACTTAGAGATAAAATAAAATATATTTCTAATATTCATAGTTTTATTTTTTCTCAAAATGCGATATAATAAAGATGTAAATTCGTATCAAAAAGAGATAAGAGAACTGCAATTCTCCTACCTCTTTAGAAATAAGGAACTATAATCTATTGTCGAGAGTGTAGTTTCCGAAAAAATTTAGTACTTTTTATATTTAATTTTTACTATTAGTTTATTAATAGTTAAATTAAATATAAAGCCACTCTTAGCTTCCGACTTTGAGTGGCTTTTTACTTTGTATAAATCAAGTAAAAATTTTGCTATGTAATAAACTGCTACTATTTCCACACTTCCCACCTCCTTTCATTAGAAAGTAGGTTAGAGCATAATGTGGAAACTGCCACTCTTAGATATTTAGTTCCTTACATATAAATTATAACATAATTTTACAATTATCAAATATCCATTCTCCATATTTTTTTATTTATACAATATATTCTATATTGCAATAAAAAACATTGTTTTAAATATATATATATATATACATAGGTATATACTAAATATGTTAAACTTAATTATAGAAAATATAAAATGAAAGGAATAAAAATATGACTAAGACTATATTATGTGATTACTGTAATAAAGGAATGAATAAAGATGATAATAAGTATATTACTTTTCATAAGAAAAGTCATATGAAAACTAACATTTGTATTAATTGTGCATTAAATTTGATAGATAAAGATAAATTAAATGAAAATATTATAAATAATCAACATGATTATTCAAAGAAATGAAAAAGCACTCTCCATAATGAAGAATGCTCTATATAATAATGTTTGACTTAGTAAAGATGTATTGGGGTTACATATTTACTTTTTTATTATATCATATAACTTTGTGTATGAAAAAGAATTTAAATCAATTTTAAGGTGTGTTGAGTAATGTTCTTGATAGTTTATATGTTGATGAATTTCAAAAAAATAAGCACTCTTATAAAAAGAGTACTTTTGGTATATATTCAAGCATTTATCTAATACAATTATAGCATGTATTATGTTTTAGTATGATAATTTTCGTTCGTTTTATTATTACAACTTCTACTATAGTTTTCATACTTTAACATCAACTAAATGAATTTAATTAAGATTACTAGTTAATCGTTTTTTGGTTCTTTCATATTCTGAAATCTAAAATTTTATTATTTGTTTATTGTTATTATTTAACACATGTTGGTATTTCAACGATTTATCTTATTGTTAATATTCTTATTGCTTCCAAAGTATATCTAATTATTTTTAAGATAATTTACTAATTTTTATTTTTTCAAACATACATTCGACAAAAAACAGTTTTTATATGGTATAATTATATTGTATAATACAAAAGGTTAATGAAAATAATTAATATTAAATGTACCAAAAAAAATAGTTTTTGATATAATGAATATTATAATAAATAATTATTTAAATAAAATATTATATAAGGATGTGATTTTATGGATTTCAAAATCAGAGAGCTAATTAATGATATAACCCAAGATATTATCCAAACATACAAAATCCAAATTCCAATAGTAAATATAAATCAAGTTGTTGATGCTTTAGGAGGCAAGGTAATAGAAGATAGTTCTTTAAGTGGATACTCTGATGGATTTATTAGAAAAGTTGATGATTCATTTGAAATAGTGGTATCTCCTTATCAACCAGATACCAGAAAGAATTTTACCATTGCTCATGAACTTGGACATTTATTTTTACACATGGGTTATGGCATTGATGATGAACTATGGAATAGTCAAGATGGAAATCAGTATTTTAGAAGTGGCAATACCAATAAGGAGTATCAATCCAATGAATTTGCAGCAGCCTTGTTGATGCCTAAACATGAATATAAAAGAATTATGGATGAAAACACAGTAGGTAATAAGGTCGACACTTCAAAAATTGCAGAATACTTTAATGTTTCCTCTTATGCAGCATCTAATAGAGGGAAATGGTTAGGATATTTACAATGGTAGATGATAAAGAATATAAAACTCAAAATGTAAATAATGTTCATAATTCAGCTAAAAACGAAAACGCTTTTAATCTTAAAAAGTATAAGGAAAAACTTCAAGAAAATATTAATACTGATATTTATGAAAAAGAAAAAGAACCTAATCATCCAGAAGTGATTTTGTTCTTTTCTTTTGATATAGCTAATTCATCATTATATAAAAATATAAATTATAGCGGATGGGCTAAGGTATTATCACATATAATTCGTAAGTTACAATATAGAGTTTATGAAAACCTTAAAGCACAACTTTGGAGAGTTCTTGGTGATGAGGTAATTTTCATTATCGTACTAAAAAATTATGATGAAATTTATAAATACATAGATATAATCTTTGATATTTTAACAAGCACTGCTAAAGATATAAAAAGTGGTAATATATTCTCTACACTAGAAGGATTTTCTGAATCTGAAAAATACTTAATGAAACTTCAAAATATTATTTCATTAAAAGGAGCGGCCTGGATTGCTATAGTATCAAGAAATCCTAATTTTAATGCTTTAGAAAATAATGAACAATATGAAAATATTTCTGCTATGTACGATTTATCCAATAATTATAAAATATTTGAGTTCTTAGGAAATGATATTGATGCTGGTTTCAGAATATCAAAGCAAACATGCCCAGAAAGACTTGTTCTTAGTTTTGAACTAGCTTATATATTATCAAGAAAAACTGATATTTTATCTAAATTACATATAATTACATATAAAAAATTAAAGGGTATCTGGAAAGATAAACTATACCCTATCATTTGGTATCATAATAAAGGAAAAAATAATGATATAGAATTTGATGATAGTTTTTCTTTTGATGAAATAGAAGAAAATGAATTGGTTCGAGAATATTTTTTTAATAAAAAAGGAGAAAGTAAATTACTAATTGATTCTTTTATGTTTAATTCTGTAGACAAGGCTTTGGATAAAATACTTATAGACAGAAACCTTAGTGATAAGATTGAAAAAATAGGTGACGTAATTTCTAAAACAAACCCCAGTTATGATAAAAATACAATAGATAAAGACTATATAAAAGTAGATTTAATGGAATTACACTGTGTTGCGGTTTGTTATAATAAATCAACTTCAAAAATATTAATTGCGAAAAGAAGTGATAATAGAAATAATAATGCGAGTAAATGGGAATTTGGTTGTGCTAAGGCAAGTCTAGAAACTTCAATTATAAATACTATTAAAGATGAATATGAAAAAGATTTTAATATAAACATTGAACCTATTACTGATTGCACAAGAAAAGATGATTGCCAACCTATACCTCTAGCAATTTATCAAGTTAAAAAAAGTGATGGTTTACACAAAGGCATTATAACTCTCGCAGAAATAATAAATGATTATGATATTTCTAAATTTGAACCCACATCAAAACATAATGAACTTGCATGGATAGGAGAGGATGAACTTGAAGATTTTAATGAAAACACAGTACCTGATTTTAAAGAAACTTTAAAACTAGCATTTAAAAAATTAAATGAAAATCAATTACAAGAATCTACAAATATGTAAATAGTATTCTTCTATGATTTGATTCTATCTTCATAGAGGAATACTAACCAAATAAAACATTTTCTAAATAGCATTAAAAACTACTACAAGTATATATATAAACAATATAATACCACCTAAAATAAAAGCTTCTACTGACTTTTTTACATTATACATTTTCTTATCACAGATTAAAGATAATTCTTTTATTTGAACAAGTGCATCATTAATCAAGTTTTCTTCGTCTTTAAATGCATTTTCAAATGCTTCTTTGTACTGTTCATTATTTAAAGATGCTATCTCTTTATAATAAAAAATAGATTTATATTCATTTTCTATTTTAGAATTCCTTGGCTTTAAAACCATAATCGAAAAATAAATTGAAATAACAAATATACATAATATAACAATGTAAAATAGCATCTCTAAACATCTGATATTACTTATACTTAAGTGATTCATTATTTTTTCCTTCCCTGAAAATAAAAAACCTATAATTGCGCTATTTAATAATAGTAAAAAACTAGCTTTATTATCTGATTTTTCAATATAGTAATCAATTCTATTTACTATAAACTTCGCTATGTCTATTTTTTTATCCATGATTTTACTACCTCATTTCATTAAATTTTATATTGATTCAAAATTTTATTTTCTACTTATTATCATTGAATAAATTATTATTTGGAAATAATCTTATTGAAATAATAAAAATATGTGAAAGAAAGTAATAACTAACTATAATTACTACTTCCTAACTTAAACATTCTATCTCTTCCAATTAAAAGTAAGATATCGTCCTCTATAAGTTTCATATTCTCTTATAATATCCAATATTTCCTCCCTAGAAGTTGCAATTAAACTTCTATCAAATAGTTCAATCATTCTATTGCTATCATTATCAGAAACATTACAAGACTCTAATATCTCATTATTAAATATTGCAATAGCATACCCAGTACCTATTTTTATCTCATTTAATTCATGTAAATTATTTGCTGCTCTAAAGATATCAGCTTCAGCCAATCCACCTAAATCTTCGCTTCTATTAATCAAGTTATTAAGTTTAATACTAAAAGCTGCTCTTACAAATCTCTCATAAACCAATGCATCCATACATAAATCCTCCATTATCACAATAATATATTTACATTATATTACAATAATAGAGTTATCACAACAAACAACCACTTCTAGTTGATAACTTTTATCTATCTATTAATAAAATCCAATGCTTTATAAAGTGTATCAAATCTATCATTACCTTTTATCATAATAAATTTTTCTTTAGTAATAGAACTTATCTTTTCACATGCGCCACCTCCTACAACATATAAATTTTCCGTCTGACCTGGTACGTAATCTTTTATATCACAAACTAAAACTTTGCTTGGACTATAGCCCCAACTAAGCACATTCGCAAGTATCTTATCAACTTCTCCATCATAAACAATTGTATGTTTGTACATCTGTTTAACTCCCTCATTATTTATATTTTTATTTAATACACCTTCTACAATTAACTTAGCAATACCTTCATGACCTAGTTTCTTAGCTTTATCATAATCTTCTTTATTATCACAGAAGAAACTTTCAATTAATACTGCTGTAGGCTTTGAACTATTTAAGATATATAATCTTTTATCTAATTTAGCACCTCTATTTTTAAATACTGTACCTAGTTTATCACATATTCTAGTTGCATACTCTAAGCCTTTATTACTATAATATAGGACTTCTGAACCTTTACCTTGACCGTTACTTGCATTTAAATGTAACTCTATAAGTAAATCATATCCTCCACTATTAACTCTAGGTATTTTATAAGACTTTTCTTCATTCTTAGTTTTAAACTGCTTTTCTGGGCATATTATTACATCTACCTTATGCCCTTCTTTTCTAAATGTATCTGCTAATACTGGTGCAAGAGATTTGTTGTATTGATACTCGTTAATTACTCCATCAGCAGAAGTGCATGCTCCACTTTTTAAAATACTGTGTCCTACTGTAATACATATTTTCATTATTTATTACCTCCCTTAATATTTAATTCGTCTGTCATTGTATCTAGTAAATTGCCTATTTTCTCCTTTAATTTTTTGGGAACTGGTAATCCACATAAGTACATATTTTTTAATATACTTACACTTTCATACAAAATGAATAGAATAGAGAAAAATTCAGATATTCCAAGATGATTTAATCTCAAGAAATCAATCCAATCTTGTGGCAACATAAATAAAAAGTTAAACTTTGTAAGTATATCAACTACTGCTAGAAAAAATATACATGCTATCATTGCAACTTTTCTTATTCCTCCATTTATTCCAAAACTTGAATTAAACTGATGTGTTTTTATTGCTCTTAAGCAACCTAACAGTGTATCAAATGCTATTGCTAATATTACTAATTTTATAAATATATTTGTTGCTAAAAAAACTATTGTTAAATTCATATTTCCTCCTAATTTTTGTATTAAAAAGGACCTAGAATTATCTAAGTCCTTTAAATGTATTAATTTATTATTTTACCTTTAAATTGTTAACGAAATCTGCAGCTATAATAAAGTATGCTGCATCACATTTTGCTTCTCCCATAATCCCTGGATTAGAAATGTAACAACTTGTTGGGTTTTGTTCTAGCCCCTCTAGCTTTATATTTTCTACCATTATAAATATCTCCCCCATAGTAGGTATAATTAACATTAGAACTAGAATGCAAATTACAATTATTTTCTTCATTTTTTAATCTCCTTTTAATAGAATTTTTTTATTATAGATAAAAATAAAAAATATATAACTAAAAAAGGAAATTATTTTTAATTTATATAAAAAAAACCTATTTTGTTGGTTCTGCTCCTTCTACTACTCCACTTTCTCTAATTATATAATCCTCTACTGCTTTTCTGTACTCTGTGTTAGTTACGTCATCTAACTGAAATTCTCGATTTTTCAAAGGGTTTAATCCCTTATTTAATATTCTATCTGCTAATATTCTTACTACAACATTATTTATACTCATTATAATAATCCTCCTACTTTCTCATTTTCATTTAATAAAATTTGATTTTCTAACTCTTGTATTCTCTTTTCTTCTTCGCTTAAATAGATTGGAATATCTTTTAAAATAAGTTCTTTTGTTATTGGATTTATACATTCTATATACTGTTTACTATAGTTTATACTTCCAAATTCTAAATCTATGAAATTTAATTCTGTTATTGTGTCGTGTTCCAATATATCCCCTGTTGCTTCTCCTGTTTGGAGTAATATCTTTCCGTCTTGATTATAAATTACTCTATTTCCTCTATTCATATCATCACCTCATATTATTAATTATTTAAAAATTCTATATCTAACGCATACCATCTAAAAGTTTTACTATAAAACGTAAAAGGAAACTCAACCCCAGCGTTAAAATCACTTTTACCAAGTTCAATCTTAAAACTGTCAGCAGTAACATCTCTAATACTCGCATTACCAATAACGCGAGTATATGAACCATTGTCATATCTAAGATTTTGATTTACACCAGTCATACAAGGATAAGCACTAAGAGTTTTAGAAGGATTAGAACCATCTTTTACAGAAAATATTTTAACTATAATAGTCTTTGGCACAAAAGTTAAATTAGTTGGAACAACTAAACTACTAGTGCCATCTGGTATAGTATAAGTACCCGTTGCATATTTAATCCTTTGACTTAACTGATTAGTCAATTCTGTTATCCTATTTTGCAACTCCTGCACACTAGCGTCTGAACTATCAAAACTTGTTTTTATTTTCTCTGATAACTCAACAAGTGTATTATTTAAACTTGCATCTATATTTTTAAGTGCTAAAGTATTTATGATAGAAGTTTTCCCATTTTTAAATCCTTCTCCAATTTCTGCTAACTTAGTTGATATATCACTTAAATTAGCATCTTCTTGAAGTGGCATTATCTCTTTACTTATACTTAACACTTTTTCTGCTGTTGCATTTTCTGCATCTGTAGCAACTATTTTTAATGTGTGTATTGCATTGTCTGTAAGTTCATAGTTTATTGTTTTTTCTAAATATAAATCTGTTGTTATTGTTTCTTTTAATACATCATCAATAAACCACTCAATTTTAGACAAGTTATTATCTGTATCTATTGCTGTAAATGTTGCAGAAGTAGAATTATAAGAGGATATATTTAATTTTGGCTTAGTGTTACCTTTTGTAAATGTAACTGTTTTATCTAATATTCTGCTTCCATTTGTGTTATTAAGCTCAATAGTTATATTATTAGTTGAGTTAAAACTTAATTCAGATAAATGCTCATCTGTTAAGTTTATAGTATAATTTGAATCTGTAGTATTGTCTTTTTCTTCTATAACAACACCATTTAATTTATGAACTATCTTAAACCTTACAGTAGGGTCACTATCTGATATTCTATATTTTATACTACAAGCATCACCAATGACACCTAAATCATTATTTATAGAAATAGTGGGGTCTGGTACAAATTGGACTTTAGTACTTTGTCGCATTACATAACCATCCATAACATATTTTTGACCATTTCCATTTGATATAAAATATACCTCATATGAATCAACATAATAAGTTTTTGTTTCAGATATATATATATATCTTTGATAGTACGTAAATTATAACTACCATAATATTTTGATTCCTCGAGATAACAACTATAGGAATGTATATCCGCTTCCGAATGATAACCCCTTCTTTTTTTAACTGTTCTTACACACTCAAACCAACCTGATGCCATTTAAATCACCTTCCTTTCTACATTGGTATCAAATTATTATTTACTGTTGATATAATACTACTTCTATTATCTTTCACTTCTTGCATAACTTCTTTTAATGCTCCTTCTACATTGTCACTTTCAAATAAATTATCTGTATCTTTTATACTTGTTTTCTCTGCTGTTGTTTCTATACTATCTACACTAGTTTTCACCTCATTGATTGCACTAACAATATTTGTTTTATCTGTTGTGGTAAGTTGTGTTGTATCTCCTATTTTATTGTTTAACTCTGTTTTAGTTGTATCAATTTTAGTATTAACAGTACCTATTTTAGTTTCTAAGTCTTGTATATCTTTGAGTGTTGCAAAGATTATTGTTGGGTCAATTTTAAGTTCTATATTATTTACATTAGATACAATAAGCACAGTTTTAACCTTCATGTCTACCACTGCACCTTGTTCTATAGAAGGTTTATAACACTCTTTGTATTTAGAAATGGCAATTAAATTATTTTCATCATCTAAATATCCTATTTCTCTTATCATAAATCCGCCTACACTTGATGGTATTAAACTCTCTAATATTATACAATTTGGTGCAGTTTCATCTGTAGTTGTATTTCCGATATTGCCTTCCCATACCACGTTTTTGAGAGCTGTCTGACTCTCAGTTGGAGTATATTCACTCCCTCCTCCATCACCAAGTTGAATTTTTACAAATCCCACTTTATTACCTGTGACACTTGCATTTGCTATCTTTGCTTTTCCTACATCTGTAATTATAGTGTAATAACTTTTATCTATAGCCAATATATCACCTCCTAAAATATTGTTATCTCTTGGTATCCAACTCCATTGCCAGTTAATACATCAATTTCTCCATAAGTTTCTATATCTGGTGGACTCCAAGGGTATATAGTTATTTCTTGACCCATTAAGGTTGTTATACCAAAATTCATATAATTGTCTTTGCTTATAAGCACTCTAGTGTAATCTAGTGTCATGTTACATGGCTTAATATTACTTACAAAAGAATGAACTTCCTCAAACCAATCTTGATTTCTAGCATCACTCTCAAGGTGTATGTTATAAGTAGCATTATTAATAGTTAATTCATAATTGCCTTCTCCAACTACATTATCTAGCCAGTTCCTTAAAAATCTCTCTGAGTAAGGTAGTTTACTTATATATTTACTAAAAATCCTAAACCTTCTATCCTCTAAAGTCTCATTTGACTTGGGATTTATAGACATTATTTTTTCCCATCTTTTCACACCACTTGGAGTTAAATCTTCTAAGAACTGGTCATTTAAGACATCATCTAATTTATCATGTAATGTTTTTATTTCTTTGTTTTCTGCATTAAATACTTTTATATACTCTTCTTTATCTTGCAAAACTTGTGGTAAGTAATTTATTAGATTAATTTTTTTATCCAATTACCTCACCTCTTGTTACTATGCTGTTACTATCTATTGTTAGATTAGATTTAACATCATTTATCATTGTGTTTGTAATATCTAACACTCCATCTATACTTAACAAACGAGTTTCTATCTGAGATATACGGACTATTAAATTTTCTTCATCTTCCCAACTCATGTTAAGTTCATTTAAATAGTCATCAACTGCTTCTTCTGCAATTGATTTTATATTCTCCCAAGTGTAGCTGTTTTTATATGTTATCTCTGCTGATATATTTATAGTTGTACTTGTAACTCCTTCAACTGTGACTCTATGACCTATTGGTGCTAATCCTAAGCCTTGTCCTTGATGTCCAATTGGGTCAATTTCTTCTTGCACTAAATTAACTAAATCCTCTGATGGTACTTTGAAATTAGAATTAATTATTACTAACTTAACAGTTCCTCCACCGTTCCAAACTGGATATACTTTAACTCCCCCAACGTCAGGCAATTTATTAACTTCATCCTTATAGTTTTGTATATTCCCCCCAAAAGATTGAGAATTTAGACTATCATAATATCGTTGCCTTAAACTGTCCTCTGATTCTTCATCTTCTCCATTAATTAGTATTTCAGTTAACTCAGCAGTTTCTAATTTGTCTACATATTCAATTGGAATCAACTGACCAAGTTCAAATACAGGTCCAGTAGTTTCACATTTCATTTTATATGTTTTTTCAGATATTCTCTCAATTGCCACATAATTGTATTCTCCTAAGTTGAATCTTGAATCAATAGGAATATCTATATTAAAAACTCCTTTTGCAATTGTATTGGTTGCAGGTAAAGGTGTAATACCTCTCTCTTTACATCTCTTCTCTAAATAGTAATAACTAGCAGTATCTACGAATGTTTGGTCTAGTAATTCATCCATTGCAATGTATGTTTCTGTAAGTTCTATAGCAACAGGAGCAAGAGCATTATATATTATAGAACCTTCCCTTTTATCAAAAGTATCTGGTACACTATCTAACATTCTTTTAATTATATTTTCAAATGTCATTAACTCAAACAATTATACACTCACCACCTTCTCTGCTTTTATATTTCCATATTTACTGTAAACTGTGAACTTACAATGTACTTTACCCTTTACATTTTGAAACTCAAAATTATCTACATTTTCAACCCTATCATCTTGAATTAGTGCTTCTTTGATTCGTCTTTCAAGTTCGGGGATTACAAAGGATATAGGCTCTCCAATAAGGTCGTTCAACTCGACTCCATAATTCCAACTATATATTAGATGTTGGTATCTCTCTGTGTTTAAAATTAAAAAGATGGTTTGTTTTAATGCTTCCACATCATCACAAATACCATCTATCTTAGATTTTTCTATATTTAATTTAAAGGTCTTACTTGGTTCTTGCCTTACATCAAAATTAATTATCGATACATCTTCTATATCATAGTCAATGTTATCTGTTGGTAACATTTCATCACATCCTATCTAAAATCAAATATTGCTGTCCTCCTTGCATCCTAATTAAGACTAATTTATCTCCTATCTTTTTATCTGTATATCTTTTAAATGTATCTGTTTGTATTAGAAAAGATTCTTCAAAAGAGGCTTTTTGCTCTATCTTAACTACTAAAGGATTAACACTTTCTATAGTTCCAAATGCAATCTGCATTGGGTTGCTTGTTTCTACTGCATCCATTGCAGCTTTCTTTATTATTTGTAATAAATCTTGGCTCATATTATCACCTCACTTAAAAGAATCTTCTAGCTCTTGCAAAATCATGTTTTTGTTTTTGTCTACCACTTAAACTGCTTATTTTAACTACATCACCAGTATTTGGTGAATGTATGAACTTGTCATTTCCTATACATAGTCCAACGTGATGTACATTTCCTTTTCCTTGGTTGTATGCAAAGAATACTAAATCGCCAGCTTTTACATCATTTATGTTGCATAATAGTTTTCCTCTACTATCATTTGATTGGTCTGCTGAAACTCTTTTGAGATTTATACCTGCACCTCTTTTGAATGCCCACACCATAAGACCACTACAGTCAAAACTCTTTGGACCATTACCACCCCATTTGTAAGGCTTGCCAAGTTGATTTTTTGCTTCTTGAATAACTTTATTTACTTTACTATTATTGTTTGTTGATGTATTAGCATTGTTGCTATTTTGAACTTGATAAGTTATATCTTTTAAATTCTTTTCTGCTTCCTCGTTGCTTCTAACACCTGTACCTGCACTATTAGAACTATATGCATTTCCCGTTATTTGTTTATAAAACTTATTTACTCCTGGTACCCAATGTTTATTAAGAGGACTATCATAAAGTGGAGCATATTTGTCTCTAATACTTTCTAATGTTTTTCTTCCCATATGGATATAGTTTCTTGATAAATTACTTATACCTCTTTTTATTCCTTCATCCACAGAGCCAAAAGACATTCCTTTCATTCCAAAGAAATTATTTTTATTTTTACAAAGTGAAGAACTTCCATTACCAGTTTCATGTATAGAAATAGCAGCCATTAAAGCTGCATTGACTTTGTAAGCATTAGAATATTTAACAAATATACTTCCTGTATTTGATAACTTATTTTTAAATACTTTATTTAATTTATTTATCATATCATTGTCTTCTTTACTTGTAGTACTTTGTGCAGGACCATTTTTCTTTTCATCTTTATTATTAGTATTTCCACTACTATATGAGCTTGAAGAATAAGAAGCAAATTCATCTCCATCAACAAGAGTCAAATCCATAAAGTGCGAATTATTTTCAAATGTGTGCTTTACTTTCTCAACTAACATATAATTTTGTAAATCAATATCTCCTAAATCTAAAAAAACAGGTACTAAACAACCTGCTCTTACTCTAATATCTCCTAACACATTTTTTAAACTTAATGACTTAGTTTTCTTATTATATAGTTTTAGAAGTATATCACATTTTTGCTTTATCTCTGCTTCACTCATGTTTTTATCTACTGTATCAAATAGTTGTAGTATTCCCCAACTTCTCATATGTGTAGAATCTTGTGCAATATACACATCTCTTTTTCCTGACTCCTCGTTGTCTCTGACAAGTTTAATCTTTGTGTAAGTATCACTATCTATTGATGAATTATAGTCAAAATCCTCAATTACATCATTGTTCATAACCGTATCAAGTTTCATTGATGCAACATTCTTTAATGTTATTCTTCCAAACTCATCATATAAAACATACATTTCCTTTTTCTCTCTTAGAGTATCATCTAGTGCTGTTAGTATCATGTCAAAGAGTGTTTTATTTTCTTCTATCCTAGATATTTTATACTTAGTATCTTCTATGACATTGTATTTTAAATTAAAATCTTTAGCCAACATTTTTACAAGTTCACTTGCAGTTTTATTACTATATACATAAGTATCTTTATTCTTAAAATATCTTAGCTGGTCGTAAGCAACAATTTTAATGTGATTTTCTTTATCTCTTTTCTTCTGAAATATATATCCATAGAAGATACCTATTCCTTTATAATACAGCCTTACAGAATTTCCTTCGCAAAACTCTAATATATCATCCATAACTATTGTAAATTCTAACTTAGAAGGTGTTCCTCTTCTTTCTATCTCCCATGTGATACCATCAAGGACAACTGGTTCGTAGAAATCTTCCCAATGTGCAATAACTAGCCTTACATCCCTATCATTTGCCAGAACTAATTCATCAGCCAAGTTTTAACACCTGCCCTTTGTAAATTGTGTATTTAGGTACTTTTTTACCCTTGTTAGCTTTATCCATCATTGTTTTATTTAACTCATATACTTTCTTATATAATGAACCATTACCAAGTTGCTTCTGGCAGATTGACCAAAGGCTATCCCCTGCTTTTACTGTATATGTTTTACCATTTGGCTTATTGGATGAATCTGGTCTAAATTCTTTTGGTTTCATGACTGGAGTGGGAGTCCTACCATAGTTTGTCTTTTCAGGAGTTGCAGGAACTAATTTTTTAGTTGAGTAATCTCTATATTGCTTTAACTTTATTGCAACTTTAACATCTGAACCATTGTCTGCATCTTCTACTATGTTATATTCTTCTAATGACACTTTCATATTAGTGTTAAATAGTACTTTTCCACCCATTTCCCTCGATACAATAAATTGAAATGGCTTACAATCAGTTTTTAGTAATTCTAGCTTACTTAAAAAGAATTGAACATCCCTAAAAGTTCCACGATAAAAAGGTAATTTATTATGTGTAAACTCTGCTTCAAAACTTATTTCAGATAGCCCTTCTTTTTTTAATATGTTTACTTCTCCAGTATTTATCAAATCAACTGTCTTATTTTTATTTGTAACTTTAATCTCTAACTTTGGTGGAGGTATTGGTAATTGTACTCCATCTAAATAAAAATCATAAGCCACGATTACACCTCCTCTCTAAACTATTCCCTCAGCAGATACAACCATAGCATCATTCAGTTTTTCTGTTAGTACATTAACTATACCATCCACATCTGCATCTTTACTTATGTTATTAGTGTTGTTCATGTCAATTTTTATATTTACCCCTGTGAATCGGTTTATTGTTTCTTGCTCTGCAATGTCTCTAAGATATTTTAAGTCCTCTTGACTTTTATCCATAGTCTTTGCCATTTTTGCAGTATTGCCTGCTGTGTCCTTTGCTCCTTTTGCTGCGTCACTCAAAGGTGAATTTAATCCAGCTGAACCCAATCCATCACCAAGTCCGTATTTTTTATCCCAAAGGTCATCTAGACCTAAATCTTTTTTTGCTTTTTCGGCTATCTTGCTAATGTCAAAAGTATCTTTAAATTTGTTTTGTAATTGATGTCCTACGTCATATCCTTTTATAAATTCTGACTTTAAATTTTTGTACTCTACTAATTCTGGTTTCCATGCTTTAGGCTCAGGCGGTTTTTGAATGGGTTTAAATGTTGTTTTTGTACCAATTACAGTATTTACTTTTTGAAATTCTTTCATTTGTGGTAAATCAATTCCTGGAATTTTATTAATCTGTTGTACTAACCAATTCAATCCTTTTACAGCTATATTAACAGCTTTTATAATACCATTTGCTAGATTGGTAGCAAATTTATCAAAAGCTTTGTCTAAATTAACACCTGCCTTGAGTCCTGCATTAGCCATATCAATAAAGAAACATTGCACTGCATATAATCCAGTTCTAAAGATATTTGCTATTTCAACCACACAGATATTTATAGCATTTACTATCCCTACAATTACGTTGTAAACAACTGCACATAACCAATACCAAGCTCCAACTATAAGACTGATTGCAGAAATACTTGTGCCTGCAAAGTGATTGTAAACTGCTACTAATATAAATACAGCAGATATTACTGCAATTATACCTAAAACTATCCAAAAAATGGGACATGCATATATAGCAGCATTAAATCCCCATTGTTCAGCTTTGCCTATCGCTAAAGCTCTAGCTGTTCCTAAAATTCCTCTTTGTCTAATAACTTCAGATGTCCACGACATCCAATTTGCTACAGTTCCAGCTATAGTAACTGCTTGCATAATACCAAGAGCTATTATATAGGTACTAATAGCTGAAACTACACCTAAAATTATAGGTGAAATTATACTCCAATTTCGCGAAAATACATTAGCAACACTAAGTGCTTGTGTTATTATCCAACCTAGCCCTTGTACAACTAAACTAGTTCCAACAATCATCACATTAAAAAAATTCTGAAAAGCTGGACTACTCAGTAAATTAATAAATCCACTAAATACATTAAACCCAACTGCTCCAAGTACATATAATGAGTCTTTAACATCAGTTATGAAAGTTCGAAATCCCCTGCTTGAAACTGTGTCCTCAATTTTCTTCTGTATAGCTCCAAATACCATAACTGCATTATTTTTTACACTAGTAAAGATTTGACCTAGCGTATAAGGCATCTTCTCGAACTCTGCATTAGTCTGCTCTGCTGCTGCAAGTAATGAGTTTTTTACAATATCTGCTGTTAACATTCCCTCTGATGCCATTCCTCTTATTTTTCCTATGTCCACGTCCAAATAATCTGCAATCGATTGGATGATGTTAGGTGCTGACTCAAACACAGCATTCAGTTCCTCACCTCTTAATACACCAGAACTCAACCCTTGGGTTAGCTGTAACAATGCCGAATTCATTTCCTCAGTACTTGCTCCAGCAATTACGAACTTTTTATTTAGTTGCTCTGCAAAACCTACAATTTCTTTTGTACTGCTAAACGCCTTACCTGCGTTCATGCCTATTCGTGAAACTATTTTTGCAGTATCTAAGTAAGATGCACGAGACCTTTCAGCAGATTGGAAAATCATCTTATTTAATCCTCCATCTGAGAGTTGACCATCATTTATCATACTAAGTCTCGCGTTAGTACTTGTCATCTGGTCGCTTAAATTTCCTAGACCTCCTAACGTTCTTATACCTAAGTAGGTTGCTGCTAGCTTCTTTGCACTTCCAACTAATCTATCTGTAGAACTTGCACCCTTATTTATATCCTCATTAAGCCTTCGCTGTTGATTATCTGATTCTCTTATTTGTTGTTCTAGTCTATCAAAGCCAGCTTCTGCACGTGCTAGTTCTTCTCTAGCTGTTCTAATACTATTAGCATCTATAGCATTGCTAGATGTTCTTTGTAATTGCTCGAATGAACTTAATACAATATTCATAGCATTATTCATGTGTCTAAAAGCAGGTGTCATTCCGTCGAAAATTCGGATAGATGTTTGTATAGTTGCCATTTTTAACCTCCTTTCTTTTTTAACATAATATAAGCACTTACTTATTTTTAAGTAAGTGCTTATATATTATAAATTTAGCAATTCTTTTTTCTTAGCATCAAATTCTTCTTGTGTAATAGCTTCCATATCTAACAAATTCTTATATTTTAATATTTCATCAGCTGTAGAACTAGATATAGACTTTTTTTTGTCTTCCATTACATTATATTTTGTAATTATTGATAGTATTGATAATATTTCTTGAGCATCAGAAAAAGCTTTCTGATAAATAGAAGAGTTTGTTTTTACTTTACTATTAATTAAATTTATATATTCAATTGGATTATTTATGTCCTTTACAGTTATTTTTATTTTAAATATTTCTACAACTTTTCTACTTGTTTTTTTACCTGTAATTCCTCCAACTACAGCCCCTGTACCTCCGAATAAGACTCCTCCAGTTATAGCACGACCTAAACCACCTTTAACTATAGTTTCTCCATCTTCCAAAAGTTCAAATTCTAATATATCATCAAATTTTATTATTTTCTCTACTAATATTTGATTTCTATTTTTATATGATATTTTTAAAAGATTTTGCTCTTCATCAAAAGAAATTGAAGAATTTATACTTTTTGTCTCGGTGAACTTCTCTAACAATTTTAAATTTTTCTTTTCAACTTCTATAAACTTTTTCATTCCTTCTGAGTTTGACATCATTTTCATAATACTAGTTACTTTTAAAATATTTTCAGAGAAATCTATGTACTTGCAATTACAAGCTGTACAAAAATTTTCACCTTCTATAGATGGCATAAGTCCTTTTTCGCTTCCGCAAATACAACAAGGTTTCTTATTCTTTTTACTAAACAATCCCATTTATTTAATCCCCCAGTACAATTTTTAAATATATTATACTATATTAGTAAAATTTTTACACCAGAGATTATCTTCTTCTACCTCTCTTTGCATCTTTGTCAGCTTTTTTAGCTTCTTCTTTTTCTTCTTCTACTTTGATATCTATAGAAGCAGCAACAAATGCTTTTTCATCAACTGGTAAATCCATATATTCATGCGGTTTCCATTTAAACTTATGAAGGCAATAATGAGCTATATTAGAATCATAATCACCTTCATAAATTAGTTTTTTGCTTCTTCTACTTTATCTTCAAAAGTTCTATCAAAACCATTTACCTCTCCTACCTCACTTGAAAGGTCTGTATATTCGCCAGGAGTCAACATTGTTGTTAATAACTCCTCTGCACCCATTACACCATAACTATTTTGTAATTCTGCATCATGTAAATCCGGAAATACTATAGTTTCCACACATAATTTCAAAGTGTAAGTATTAAAATCTGTTTCACTAGTGTATTGTCCTGTAGCTTTCCCTTTTTTATTTAATATAGGTACTCTTATAGTTGAATCTTTTCTTAATTGTCTGTCCCTATCTGAATCTATTGCTTTAAGTTCCCATTCGATTGCTTTTCCATCTTCTCCTATAAACCTTTCACTTGCCACATACTTTCTATTCTCTACTTTTATTGCATTTTGACTTAAAAAAGCGTTTAAATCTCCCATATTCTTATTCTACCTCCATCACCAAATATTTTGTTTGTTTTTCTATTGTTGCAACACCAGCTTCATTTATTTCAAATTTTATGATTATTGGCTTTAATGACGAACCATCAATTGTATCTGTTGCTAACTTATCTGAAATATCTATAAGATATTTTCCTGCCTTTTTATACATCTCGCTGACACGTTCTTCCAAAGGTCTTTTATTGCTATAATCAAAAGAAATTGAATCTTTTATCTCATATTTATCCTTAATTTTAATCATCTCCTATTCTTATAAATAAAAAATACACATACATAAATCATAAATGTGTATTTTACTCCATACCATTTGCTATATTAAATTTCTCAACTAATTTCCAATTCTCAAAAGTAAAATCCATATCTTCATCTAAATACTCCCCATCAGCATCAAATTTAGCAATTATGCCTGAGTCCATATTGCAATCTTCCAGTATTATAGTTTGACGACCCACTGAACTTGTTGGGTCTTCATTGGTAATTTGTATATCGAAGTAAATATCCTCACCAGTTTCTTTATACTCATACAACAATTCTCTAAATATAGAGGTATTATAATAAAATGTTGCATTTCCTGAATATTTACTTCCTGTTGATTTATTTCCTTTTGTAGTACTACCTAATATAGGTATCTCACTCTTATTCTTTTCCATTTTAGCTTCTAAGTTAATAGCTTGCATAAAATTATATCTTTTACCTTTTATAGTTACAAAACACTCTGCCTTAGATGCACTTATTGTATCTCTTGCTTTTATTTGTTGTGCCATTATTATTCTCCTTTCTTATTGTTAACTAACTGAAACAGTCATATAAAGCTTACTCATAGCACTAATAACTTTTACAGCATCACTTACTACAACAGTCTTCTTGTCGCTTCCAGGTTCTACAGAAACATCATCAGCTTTGAAATCTTCTATTGCTCTCATATTTTGCAGTTGTTCATGATGCTTAACTACATCATTCCAAAACGAGATACGACCAGATTTATCATTTGGTACTTCACCCAAGTACTTTGTATTAAATAAAGTCGCTATATCATTAGCAATCTGGTCAAGTACTCTAACACTTTGATTACTTGAAAAGTCGTCATTCTTTTCATCTGTAAAACTAACAAAAGTATTTATATCCTCTAATACATGAACTTCATCTCCAACCTTATGAAATATAAACTTACCAGTTTTTAAAGCTTCTTCTAAATGTATTTGAGTGTAATTAACATCTACATCAAATTCACCATCATATCGCTTGTTAGTATTAGATTTATTTATATCGCATCCTGCTATAGCTCCAGTAGTCCAGTAAATTAAGCTAGATTCTAATAATCCAGTATCTTTAATCTTATTTTCAACAGATACTACACCTTCATAATCTGCATCATTCTTTTTATATAATACTGTTTGAAACTTTGCTCCAACTCTATCACGCATTCTCTTTGTAAATTCTACAAACAAACTTTTAATCTCTGTTGTTGTAGCCAAACATCCTAAAGCATTAAATGAGTAACTTTCTATTTTATCCAAGAAAGCTTGGTACTCTGCTCCTGTCACAGCTTCGCCATTAGTTCCACCAGTAAATACAAGTCCTGCGCTTGCTTCTAGTGTTGCATCCTTCCTCCAAGTGATATAGTCATTATCTTCTAAATCTGTAATAACTTTTGCTATTTGAGTATCTACCTTCTTATTATCTAAAAGTGTTACAACATCAAATTTAGTGTTATCATCTATATTTGTTGTAACTGTTACTTTTAAGTCATTTCCTCTGATACCACTATATTTTGCTGTGGCTATAGTACAACTGGCTTTAACGCCTTTATTTAATTTATAAAAATATCCCAACCTTATATTTTTGAATAAATCTCTCAAGCCTTTCAGCTTCTCATGAGTATAATCATATCCAAAATACTTCACTGAATACTTCTCAAAATCATCACTGGTTACTTGAAATACGTCTTCATCTATGCCCCAATCTAACTCTAAAGGCATTGCAACAATACCTCTATCCGATAATGAACTGGTTGCCCTCTTAGCTGAGATAAAATTTATATAGCTACCTGGTAATATTTTATTCTGTGTTACAAATGTTCCTCCACCTAACGCCATCTAACTCACTCCTTTCATAAATTTATTTATTCTATCCTCTACCTCTGAGAAGGAATATAACTCATTTTCTTTTAAAATTGCATTTAATAAGTCTTTTCTATTTACATACTTCTTAGAATTAACTATTTGCTCCTTAGTAAACTTGTAGTCATCTTCTTTACTTAATGTTTTACTCAAAATTATCACCTCTCTTCAAACCACCAAATAATTCAACATCATTCATTTTTTCTGTATCATTACTTTTTATAGTGAAGTAGTTATAATCAACGAAGAAATGAAGAACATTATCTACAATTTCAAAGTTCATATTTGTACCTCTGACTAAATCTCCATCAATTTCTATATACTCTAATTCCTCCAGTAACATCTCAGCTACCTCATTTATTTCAAATGATTTATCATTACTTTTGGGAAAATAATGTACATCAAAAGAGTTCTTTTTTAATGTCCTGCCACTTGGATATGATACTTTGCTTGGATTTAAAGGAACAATAAAAAAACAAGGTTCATTAATCCCTTGCTCCACATCTTCACTATAAATTGTATAACTCTCTCCAAATGTTTTATCTAATTTAATAGATATTCCATCTATAATATTATTAAGCATCAAATACTCCTTTAAGTAATATTAATAACTTTTTCTCTATAATCTTATCAACTTGGCTTTGTAGTTCCATCTCTGAAATTGTTAAGAAATGTTGTCCTTTAACCCAACCTTTTCCATCTTTAGTTCTATGGCCATATTCAACATATGCATTTTGTTATCCTAAAGGCTTTTTATCCTCTAGCTCTTATAGTTTCCTATAAGTTCGGCGTACATCATCAACAAAATAAACTTTATTTAGTTGCCCAGCACTCTTGGAGAGATTATATTTATTCACTCTCTACGCTCTACGGAAACCTATAGCCTATTCGCAATCTATAGGTTTTCCTCGGTATTGGCATATATAATTAATTAAATATTTTTCCATGTTCTTCTATGGACTATATTTGATATAGATGAATATGTTACAGGATATATTTCACTTAGTTGTTTTATTGTATATCCATCAGAATACTTTTTTCTAATTTCTTTTACATCCTCAATAGATAACTTAGCTCTGCTTTCTTCAATAATCTTAACTTTTTCTATAAGCTTATTTCCTACTAATCCCTTAGAATATCTACTTCTTAAGCAAGAATATGAAATACCTGTTTTTTCAGAAAGCTCTATCAATGTAATTTCTTTTTCTTCATGCTTTACTAATATATTTGTTGACCTATTTCTACATTGTGTCTTTATATCCACCCATCTACAATTGCTTGATTCATAATTTCCTTCATTATTTATTCTATCAATTGTAAGTTTCTCTGAATATCCATTACTCAATGCCCAATTTGCAAAATTATCATAGCAAAACCATTCATCACACACAATTATATTCCTTTCACCATATCTATTGTATCTTTTATTATTTTTATCTGTACATCTAGATATTATACCCTTCCATATACTGTAAAGTCTTTTATTTTGAACCTTATATTTCTTTTTAAATTGGTATTTGTCTGTTAAATTTAATTTATCTTGTTCTTTTTTTAAACATCCACAAGATTGTACTAAGCCACTAGTTAAAGAGTCAGTTCTTATTTCTTTGAAATTTCCACAATCACACTTACATAACCAATATTTTCTATTTCTTTTACCACTTTTTATCTCTTTAGAAAATTTAATGACTCTTAGCCTTCCAAATTTTTTTCCTGTAATATCTAAAAATTTTGCCATAAAATCACCTCTTTTATACATTATAAATCAAGAGTTATTCTATGTCCATATTCTACCTACTTTATAATGTAACACTATTACACTTAGCGTTTACCGATTTTGCTGGGTTTTATATGCCCCATTGTGTTAAGGCATATTCAGTCGGATTAACAACCTCTATAATATAATTATTTCCTTGTTTATACACAGGAAGCGACCTAGCATAAGCCACTCCATTCCATCCTTGTCGTAAGAATCCTGTATCAACTGGTGTTCTTCTAATTACTTTCCCAAGTAATCGTGCTGCTAATTCTCTTGCTGCATCCTTGCAAAACTTATCTAAATCAATCTTTGTAAGCTCCTCCATCTTTTTACAAACTCTTTTAAACTCTCTAAAATCAACACTGCCCCATCTAGCCATTATGCTTTATCCTTAAATAACTCAAGTATTATTTCTTGATGATTTGGATATATAGCTGATTCTCCACTTCTTACATACTCTTTATCATTTATAATAAGTTTTGAACCTGCTTTAATTTCTATATCTGGAGATATAAAGAGTTTAATAGTTTGCTCTAGCTTAGCTACTTTCCCTTCTGTAGCAGAAACTATATTTTTATATGAAAGTTTACATGGTTGATTTTCTAATACAATCACTTCTTTATTGTTAGTTCGTTTTGTTACAGGGTCTTTAATTGGCTGATACTCAACTATAGTACATTTATCTCTATATAACATTTCTATTGCTTTTCTAGTTTTACTTACCATCTTAAGCACCTAAAGGTTAATATATTATTCTTACCATAAGTAGTAAGATAAGCTATTAAGCTATCAAAGCGTTGTTCTGGTGTTTGAGAACCACTTCCTATAGCAAAATCTACCTTTGTATCACCTTCTGATATAGACTTTTCTACAGCTTCAAAGTTAATGCTTTCTATATCTAATTGACCCATATTTTTTTTGGTAAATAAGAACTCTCCAACTATCATATCAACTTCAATTTCTTTCAATTCAATTGGCATAGTTTTTATATTACAATCTAGTTTAATAATATTTTCTATTTTTTCTCTTACAAAACCTATTAACCACTTATCTCCATCTTTTAATATATATCCAAAACTTTCAAGTCTTTTTTCTATTTCATCAATTATATTATTTTCCATAATTTTCACCTACTTTTTAGTAAGTTTATTTTTCTCTTTAAGCTGCTTATTTTCTTCTTCTAAAGACTCAACTTTTGACCTTAAAATATTATTTTCAGCTATTAAATCTTTTACATTTAATGACTTGCCATACTTTAGTGCCTTACCAGTTTCATCTATCAAATCATATCCCATCTCTAAGAAATCATCTATTTTACACTCTTCTATAGTTAATATTCTATTTAATTTCCTTACTTGTGCCATTATGCTCCAGCTCCTTCAACAACAAATTGTATTGCATCAGCTTTTTTATTTAATATAAATACATCCTCAAAACTTTCTTCAAAGTAGAAGTATTTTCCCTCTGTAACTGCTGTTGGTTCGTCTAACTTAGAGAACTGATAAGAAACAGGTGTAATTATTGCACTTGGGTGAACTAAGGACATAAAGATTTGTTTAGCTCCTGCTCCTACTTTCCATCCAGTTGTAAAATCATATGCAGTTTTCATGAGGTTAGATGGAACTTTAATTATTTTAACTGTATCAATATCAGTTGTTTGACGATTAAGAGAAGTTCCTGCATCCTTTATATTTACTGTTCTTTGTATCTCTTTTGCATTTTTGATAAGTGTATTTACTACTGGAGTAACATACAATATTCTTCCATTTTCAGTTACTCTAGCTTCTGTCATTTTTTCCATTAACTTATCAAATACTTCTAATACGTTTGTTGTTGTAAGAACAGTTGTATCTGCTGTGTTACCTAATGCGGTCCAATCAGCATATATTTTAGATATACAGTAAGCATCCATCTCTGGAAACTTTTGTTCCTCATTATATACTTTTGTTATATTGCCTATTGAAGCCACATAATTAGTTTGGTTTATATCTGCTGGATGAACCAATGTTGACCATTTCCTTTGATTAGTTAATACCTTAGGTTCCCAAGCATTATCATAGTTTCTTTGAGCTACTGCTATTGTATCTCTGTTTGAATCTACTCTTCCAGTTGTAGATATAGTTGGTATTTCTATTGTTTTAGAACCAGTCCATCTATATCTTCCATTATTTGGTGTTGCATACAAATCCCCGAAGTTTAAAGTATAAGGATATGCTTGTGCTAAAACATTTGAATATTCTTTTGCATAATTTAGTGCTGCCATTTTATTTCCTCCTATTTATTATTATTTTTATGAGGTCTTACCCCAGTAAAATTAAAACCAAAATCATTTATCTTAGGCTCTTGCCCTGGTGTTATAGTATCTATTTTAGGCTCTTCACCTTCTAGTGTTGCATTAAACAAATAATCTTTATCCTGTTTCAAAGGATTTATTTGCTCTTCAAAAGCTTTTTGTCTATCTTTACTATTTCTTAGTGCTTCTATATCTAAATGAGCTTTTAACGCTATTTCATCCCTACATTTAATAGACTTAAAAGCATCATTTAACCAGTAATTAAAGTCCTTTTCTTCAATTTCTTTTTTGTAGGTTTCTTCCAAAGTTTTCTTATCAGTTTCATAAGTTGTTTTTAGATTCTCTACATCTTCTTTTGTCATACCTCCTTCAAACTTTTTAATAGTTTCATTAGCTGTATTAAGTTGTGTTTCAAGATTTGTATAATCTTCTTTAGTAATTGTAGTCTCTTTTATTTTCTTTTCTATAGATTTTTGAAGAGAAGCTACATCAATTTTGTTATCCTCTACTTTTATTCCTTCTAGCAATTCTTTTAACCAATCCATTTTAAATTTCTCCTTTCATTTTTTACAAAATAAAAGCATCTACTTATTTTTAAGTACATGCTTAGTCATTCCTTATTTATATTTTCGATAGATTCTATTTCATTTTCATAAACTTCAATTCCATAACCATCCCTAGCTATTGATATACTTGCTATTTCTGGTTCATTATCTAAAGCTTGTGTATATCCATCACACTTTCCTCTTATTATTTGCTTATCTACACAAGTTATTTGAACATTTTTCCCTACATATTCCCATAATTTCATTTTATTTTTCCTCCTTATAAAGCTGGTACTATATGTGTTCCAGTTTTGGAATAATGTATCTTAAACTTATTTGTAAGAGTTTTTTCACCCGTAATATTATTAACATTGACCCCTATATTCTTATCAACTTCTATAAGTTCTTTTTTATCCCATTCTCCACTTCGATTAAATTTTATGATTCCATTGCCAGCATGCTTATTCACAAGTTCTTGAGCTTCTTCTTTTGTTATAGTTAAATAGCTTCTTCCTTCTATATAATTATTATGCTCTTTTAAATGTTTTCCTTGTTTCCCATCATGAATATTTAAATTATATTTACCATTTTTAATATCTTCTTTTATGCTATCTATTATAGCACTATTTTTTATTTCTAAGATACTATTATGTTTAACATACTTCTCATACCACTCATTATACTTCATACTAGATGGTACATAATATGTTTTTCCATCTTCTCCTTTTGCTGCTCTGTAACCTTCTTCATCCTCAAACCAAGGAGCTGTTGTTGTCCTACAACGACAATGAAATGGTGGAGCTGTTATTCCAACTTGATAATCTTTCATATCAAATACTTTTCCATCTAACTCTCTGCATATATTTGAAGTTCTTAAATCTAATGTAGCAATAATCTCATATTTCTCTACATCTAAATCATTAAAACAATCTTTTCTACTTGCTGATGCAAAGAAAGCTGATTCAGTCATTATTAAATTCTTAGCTTGTGATTTAGATACATTAAAGCTCTTAGCAAAGTCATTGACTAGATTTTTTGGATTCTCACCTCTAATAATTGATTGTGTCAATTTAGTGTGTAACTCATTAATTAAAGCAGGTCTATGTTTGCCCCAAATCCTTTCACTAAAATTTAATCCATCACTAGTCCATGGTTTAGAGATAACTTTATTTATTCTATTAGTATCAAGACTCATTAAACTCCAACCAACGTTTACTCCTTGTTGAACATTAAAAGCTGTATGATAATATCCACTTGTATAAATATCTCTCATTAGTTTATCAATACCATCAAGTTCATTTCCATATAAAACTTCTACTTGTTGCTGTATTTGTAACTTTAAAGCTTCAAGTCTTGTTATATGAACTCTTGCACTAGCATTTTCTAACTCTTTCATCCACTTTTGATTTATAGCATTTTCTTTACCATGTCTAATATATTCTTCGACACTCCATTTAAACTCTTCTAGTTCTCTTGTATTTAGTAGTTTCTTAGCTTCTAATAAAGATATTCCTTCATTTTTGGCAAATCTGTTGTACCATGCTAATATATCTTTTTCTATACTATTCATAGCTAGTTTATATTGCTTTTCTAATTCAAGATAATATTTTACACTTTTGTTATTTTGAGCTTCTTCTAATTGTTCAAATCTCTTCCTCCAATAATCTTTATGTTTCATCTATAACACCATCTTGATTATTAGGAATTAAATCATCATACTCTTTTTGAGTATCTTCCTGTTTTTTAAGTCTCTCAAGTTCGTCATTAACATCCTCGACCCAAGGATGGTTAGAAACAATAGTTTCATCTGATACAATTCCAGTTGATTTAGCTGCCATATCTATCTTTTCAGCTTCATTTATTATCATAGAGTGATTAAAAGTAATTTGAACTGTTTTATAATCATAGCTCTTACTACCACTTATCTTTAAATACTCACACACAAACCATAAAAGCTCTCTAATTGCTTTTTTAAACTTCTTTTCAGTCTTAGAACATTTTAAGTCAAGTAGTGAATATAAAAATTTAAGTGCTACACCCGATTTGTCACCTGTGTTTTGAGATTCTGGATTAACTCCTTGACCAAAGATAATTATATTCTTTTCCAATCTATCAAGAAGCTCCTTTTTAGCTTCAACTGGTATATTTATCTCTAGTTTATCAACTCCACCTCCACCATCTACTTTAATTGATTTATAGTATCTTATATTATCTATAAACTCTTGTAGACTTGTTCCTGGATATTCTTTTAATACATAAATAACCTCTTGTATTTCATCTAAGTTATCTGCTAGTGTAGAAATATTATTGTCATATATATCTATTAATGATTTATAGAAAGTTAAATCTGAGACACACTTTTCATTATTTTTAAAAGGTATAAATGGAACTTTACCCCAACCCTGTTCTTTGTTATTTATTCTAAAATGACCTTCTTGTATATCAGTCATTTTTCCATATTCATCATATAAAAATTCTTGAACAAAACTATTACCTCTTTCAACAAAGTAAGTTACATCATTTTCTGTGTAGTACTCAACTCTTTTTATTTTATTTCCATCTATATCTTCAATATAATAAAACCTAATAAATGCAACTAATTCCCTCTGTCTTTTACTATCCCAAATAGGAATTGCTTCTTCAGCTGGAATTATTACATATTTAAACTCACCTTTTCTATTAATATATGGATGTAACCATTCAACCCCTTTATTACTAGCATTGAGATATAGTTCTGTTATTGTATCGTCAAACTCTTCTCCTAGTAAGTCATTTAAAAGCTTAGTGAGATTATCATCATCTGCATTAAATACGATTGGATTTCCAACACTATAGCCCACTTTTTGGTCAACTAAAAGCTTATGGTAGTTGTTAATTGCTTTATTATTAACCTTAGTAAAATCATCAACCTTAGCTCCATCTAAGAGATAATATCTTCTCTTATTGTTTACATCAGTATTACCATAATAGTATTCTTCTCCTTGTTTATATTTTTCTGGCCTATGCTTTAAGATGTAGTGTTCTATGACTTTTACTAGGTTAAAGGTGCTCTCTTTTTTTAACTGAACTTTTATTAAATCTGTTTCACTTATATAAATATTTAACACCTCCTTTACTTTAAGAAGCTTATTCCATTATTTTTAAGCTTATTATCTATAGAATATCTAAGCGCAGCCATTGCATCATCCATAAACTCAACTGGTTCATCAAGATATAATCCAGTTCTTTCATCTTGTTTCCATTTCCATTGTTGTATTTCTTTTATGGTATTAGTGCAGCTAGGATGTACATGTATTCTTAATTGTTTCAAATAATCTATTTGAGCTTTAACACTTCCTGGTCCTTTTTTAACTCCTTTAGCTTTATATCCTGCACTCTTCCACATCTTAATTCTATCTGGTTCAGCACTATCACAGTACATAAATAGAGTCTTTTCTAAACCTCTACTATTTGCAATCTTTATGATTTCTGAAGTATCCATTTCATGTACATATATTTCATTACATATATATAATTCTCCATCCTTAAAGCCAATTCTAAGTACTACATTTGCATGGTTAAATCCAAAGTCTTGTGATAACCTCATATTGTCAAAATACTCAAATTCTGTAGGAAATTCATGTATAACATAATTTTTAAGTATTGCTCCACCAGTTTCTCCCCATTCTCCAAGACCATAGACTTTGTACCCTTCTGGGTCTTGCTCTTTTCTCATTTGCATTCTTCTGTAGTAAGCCTCATCTATGAATCTATTTTGTAGATAAGTACTATGATGAGTAAATATATCATCATTTTTATAGTCAAAATACTTTCTTTTTATCCAATGAGTAGCTGAGACTGGATTAAATGTAAATGTCATTTGATAGTATAGGTTAGGATTAGTTAAAATACCTCTTAAACGGTCATCTAGTATGTCTATGTCACTTTCCATAAGTTCTGTAGCTTCTTCACACCAAACCCATGTTAATTTTCCTTTCGAGAAGTTAATTGATTTTAATTTTTCTCTTTGTTTTGCATCATTAACTCCTCTGAAAATTATAGAGTTACCAGTAACTTTACTCTTAATTTCTAAAGGATTTAAAGTAGTTTTCCAATACTTATCAGCTTGTTTACCATAAATACGATTTATAGCTCCTGTAAGCTCTGCATACGTTGAATACTTATGTGTAGATTCTGACTTTCTAACTACTAATAGATTAGCTCCTTGATACTTCTTATCTCCTAACTTTAGTATATAGTCTTGTGCTACATTAACAGATTTTCCACTCCCTGCTGAACCTTTCATTGCTCTGTATCTTTTTTTAGTAAAATTAGCTTCCTTGAAATCTGGATTAAAATTTACTCTAACTATCATTTCTATCACCATAATCTACACTTATTTTCAACTCATCATCTCCAATATCATCTTTACTTAGGTTATCAACTTCACATTTCAACTTCTCAACTCTTGTTTTCTGCTCCTCTGTAGCCAAATTCCAATCCTTATGAATCATTTCATCATACTGTTTAATTAAACTTCTAAGTTCACTCATAGCTCTACTCTGTGCATTAAGAAAAGATGCTTGCCTATCCCATGCAAATTGAAATTCATACTCTATCTTCTCACCATTTTCTGTGCTTTCATATTTCTTTAATTCTTTAACCATTTCTTCCTTGCCTTTAACATACATTATCTTCTGTGCTCTTATTATTGCTGCGTATTGAATTGTTATCTGTTCCCAAAGAATATCAAATTTATCTTTTATAGATATTTCTTGTATCAATTCCCTAGTTTCTTCGGGTAGATATTTTGAGAAGAAACCAAACTTTTCAGCGTTCTTATTCTCTTTTGGAGCACCATGACCAACTGAATTTTTATTAGAAAAGGGTGCACCTCTTTTATTTATAGGTGCACCCTTCTTTTTTTCACTAGCCCAGTTGTATCTTTTTATCCATGACTTTAAAGTGTTTAAGCTAATGTCATACTTTGATGATATTTCCTTTTGTTTCATTCCTTTTAAGTAATCTTGTTTTACCTTTTCTTTGACATCTTGCACATCACCACCTCTTTATTTGTTTGTTTTGGGAATAAAAAAAACAATCCTATTTAATAGGATTGTTTCAAATCTAGTCTCCTCTATCCTTCCAGGATAAATGAAACATACTTATTATTAATGTAGTTAGAGATAAAATTATATGAACTGTAAAAAATATTAAAACGTAGAAAATTATATTAGAATAATATCGAGTAAGCATTATTGTATTGATAAAACATATTACAACAACCAAAATCTCCATTATTACAGTATAATATGCTTTTAACTGTATGAATTGAAAGTATGATATATTAAATCCATTTACCTTTCTTTCTGTTTTTATATCTTTTGCTTCTGATATTGATTTGTTATATGTAGTAAACAATAATGTAATAATGCAAACTCCAAAAGCTACTAATAGTCCTGACAAAGTTAGTACATCTTTGTTTAAAGAAATTACAACTTCTTTATTAATTGACGAATTAAAAAACATGTATGAAATAATACATATTAATACTGGTGTTAAAACTAACTCTACTACTTCTTTAGAATTTATAGCCTTGTAATAATTGAGTAAGATATTTAATACCTTTTTATACATTTTAACACCTCCTTCGCAATCTATGCTTCACTCATAGCAACTTCTTGATACATTAAATTAAAAAAAACTGAATTATTCTCAATTAAATCATCTATCAAATTATTCATCTTATCAAAAATGTCTTCACTATCTATATGATTATCTATATCAAGAGAAACCTCTATTTCTCTACACAACTTTATACCCTCAGTATCCAACTTTAATTTTCTCTTGTTTTTCTCTCCCTCAATTATTATCCTATTTATTTTTTTATTTCTAAATTCCTCTCCTTTAATATATTTTTCGCAACATCTTTTAACTTCACTAGGTAAATATCTAGTTCTAAATGTGGGCTTATATATCAAATCGTTATGTCGTCTTGAATTATTTAAATTAGAAAACAAATTATCTTCATCAGTTCCAAACTTCTCTCTATCAACATTTAAAGTTATTTTTGAAACACCATCTAAATCTAATATTTGTTCTATAAAATCTTTACTTGCTATTTGTGTAATATTAATTGATGTTTTTGACATATTATTATCAAATTTATTATTTTCAATCATATCCTCATAATATAGATGTAAGTTTTTACTTAGTTCAATCATGGGAACCCCCACAAAAACTCTTTCAAATAATACTACTGCTATATTATTTTCCTTCATAAATTTAATAAATAGGTGCTGCTTATTGCTATCTCCTTGATCCATTTTTTTATTACCCTCTACTTCTTTAGTATGAGCATTTATAATATTTGTATTCTGATTGTATTTAGTATATTCAAGTTTCACCTTGATTATTAAATCATCCTCGCTACATTTTACTTCTGTAATCCAAAACTTTTTATCTTTAGTAATATTAATTCCATTTTTGTTTTCTTTACAATATTCTTTATCCTTAAAGAAGGTCTTTATTACCTCTTTTAAAATTTCTTCATCTGAATAGACACTCCCATTAATTTTATTTATAATATCTATTCTATAAACATCAATATATCTTTTTTTAAAATTACTCATTATACCATTATTCCTTTCACAAATATTTATAATGATATAATTCTATATAATCAGTCAATATCCTTCAATAATCATTCGACAACCACAAAATAAGTCTAAATAATACTTTTACCTTATTCCTGTCTATAATGTACAAATATATTTCATTTTTAATTCATTACATAAAAAAAAGACCCTCTATTAATACAGTCATTTAAATCATTTCTATTAATTCTTTAATCTTTTATATACCTCTTTATAATTCATACTTTTATCTATCAACCTAGGTGATTTCATAGATATAACTCTTTCAAGTGCTTGTATTAATAAACAAACTCTTGTATTTCATCTGTAAAATCTTTTCTGACCTTTTTACCTTCTGTTCTTATATCCAGCCATTCTTGATCTTTTTCTGTGGCAATATAGTAACCATGTATTCTAATTTGTTTAAGTGCTTTTGTAACCCACTTCGTAAATAGTTTTGCTTCTGCTTTATTACTTCTAAATGACATATTGTACACAGCTTCTTCTGTAACAAAAGTAGTACCAAAGTTAGGCAATTTATCTTTAAAGTTTCTAGTGTAGGAATCTCCGACAGTAGACTCATTAATTTCTTTTTATATTCTCTATCTATATTTCTTAATGTATCACGAATATTTACTATGCCTAGTTCCTCTCCTACGTCATTTGCATTAAATCAAACTTCTTCTCCATTTTTTGACCATATCATCCTTACATTTTTCTCTTGTAAAATTTTCAACATACTACTACCTCCTAAATTAGTTATTAATAAAGAATATTCAATTTGAACACCCTTATTTTCGACCCTTCAATATGAGGGATTAAAATTGTATAAAAAAGACCTAGAAATCACTCTAAGTCATGAATTACTCATTTATCATTCTCCTTATTTACAAAATAAAAAAGACTAAGTTGGGGTAACTTAGCCTTTTTCAAGGGGGAATATATTATACACTTGTTTCATACTACCATTATAACAGGGTTAAAATATCATTAAAATATCATCTTTTTATCATATATTTATCAAACAGTTAATTTCAAGCCATCTATACCGAATAAATACACTCCCAGTTCCTTTATCATTTCATTAATCCAACGTCTTGATGTAACTACTCCACAATTTAATATCTCTGCTATTTCTTCATATGTTTTTTCATCACAATAGTAAAGCTCTAAAGCTCTATACTTTTCATAAGAATGTAAACGCTCTTGTCTTAATTTCAAAGTTTTCATTGATGAATCTATATGTGCTATCATAATAATAGTTCTTGCTTTACTTTTCTTTATACTTAAAATATACAACTCTTCATTATCAAGCTTACCTAAATCATCCTCTAAGTAATCTACATCTTTAGCTTCACTTACCGCTGAGTCTATATGTCTCTTAAAATCATTATAATGCTTCATCAATAATCTAGTATTATATAAAACGCCTTTTTTCCTATCTTCTCTTTCTTCTTTTCTTAACTCTCTTACAATTTCTTTTATACTTTCTTTATCCACTTAAATCACTCCTTCTTGCTCTCTTCGAACAACTTCTACTGCAATACTTAACTTTAGATTTATCCAACTTATAAAATCTTCTACCACACCAAGCACATCTTACTATTTTACCTGGGCTTATAAGTTCCATCTTTTCTTTTTACTTTCATACCTTCACTCCCTATATTCTTTTAATTTTGCTTTGACTGCTTCAAGTAATGCACTTTGTCCTTTATCTTTATTCTCTAGAGCCTCCATTACTTGTTCATCTATTGTACCTTTACAGATTAGATGATGGATAATAACAGTTTCCCTTTGCCCCTGTCTATAAAGCCTTGCATTGGCTTGTTGATACAGTTCTAAGCTCCAAGTTAATCCAAACCAAACAATTATACTTCCACCTGATTGTAAATTAAGTCCATGTCCTGTACTTGCTGGATGACAAAGTAATAATTGTATTCTTCCATTATTCCAATCATATATATCTTTTGAGTTTTCTATTGTTCTTGGTTTCAAACTCTTAAACTCTTTCATTAAACGATTATAATCATGTTTATAGTTATAAAAAACTATAATAGGCTTACCATTTGAAACATCTATAATTTCTTTTAAAGCTTCTAATTTTTCTCTATGGAGTTCCTTTACATTTTTATCATTATCATAAATTGCTCCATTAGCTAATTGTAAAAGTTTATTTGCTGCTACAGCTGCTGATGAAGCTGTTATTATATCTTTTTCTAATTCTAATATCTTCTCTTTTTCTAATTCTTTGTAATATTTAAGTATTTTACTATCAAGGTGTATTTCAATTTTATTATCTATTTTTTTAGGCATATTCAAATAATCTTCTGCTTTTAAGCTTATACAAATATCTTTTATTTTATTATGTATTGCATTTTCTGCTCCATCTTTAGGCTGCCAATTATATATAGCTCCTGTTTGATAATTTTTTTGTCCTGGCTCAAAGTATCGTTCTTTATATCCTGTAATAGTTTTACCTAGTCTTTCACCTCTATCAAGTAAGTACATCTGTGCCCATAAGTCTATTAAACTATTTGGTGTTGGTGTACCAGTAAGCCCAACTACTCTTTTAGTTAAAGGCAATACTTTCTTTAAACTTTTAAATCGTTGTGCTTTATTTGATTTAAAAGAACTAAGTTCATCTATCACAACCATATCAAATGGCCATTTTCTTTTATAAAAATCCACTATCCAGGGTACCATTTCTCTATTTATTATATAAATATCTGAGTCTGTACTTAAAGCTCTCACTCTATCTAATTTACTACCAAGAACTTTAGATACTTTTAGATGCTTTAGATGTTCCCATTTTTTTACTTCACTACTCCAGGTATCTCTTGCAACTCTTAAAGGTGCTATAACTAAAACTTTTGATATATCAAAGTAATCATACATTAATTCACTTATAGCTGTTAGAGTACAGACTGTTTTACCTAATCCCATATCTAATAGTAAACCTATATTATTATTATCTATAGTTTTTCTAATTGTGTATTCTTGGTATGGATGTGGTTTAAATTCCATCCCTTAACCTCCTTGATAAAATCATCTATCTCTTTTAATGTGCTTACACACTTAACTTTAAATCCTAATTCTCTTAATTCTCGCATTTTATATTGTTGAAGCTTCCTTAGTTTTTTACCTGGTGCTTTAAGTTCTACAAATATAACATGTCCTTCTGGTAATAAGACAATCCTATCTGGCACACCTGCCTCCCCTGGTGAAATAAACTTCATAGCCTTTCCACCTAACAACTCAATCTCTTTTTTAAGTCTTTTTTCTATTTTTGATTCTAACAAAATATCACTTCCTTAAATTTAAGTGTTACCAATGTTACCACGATTTGTCTATATATACATATATACGTATTAGGCATGTATATATGTATACGTATATGTCTAATATTACTTATACTACTTTATATATAATTTTTGGTAACATTGGTAACATTACACTTGTATATATTCAAATCAATGCATTGTAAATGTTACCAAGAGGTGTTACCAAAGTCATTTTTTTGGTAACATTGGTAACATCTCTGAAAATTAATATTTCTTATATAAATGATTATATTTTATACTTTGGTAACACTACTTTTTTCGTATAAAAGCTCTTTGAGAACCATATATTTTTCCAAATCTTAATCTTTTATCATATCTCTCCCATCCATCCAATCCTTTTAATATATCATTAATTTCTCTTGATAAGATAGGCGTGAGTTGTTTAGGTTCTCCATTAAATAGCTCAACCCATATCTCCATAACACACGTTTTTTCTCTTAATATTGTCCCTTCTTTTAAATCACCAAAATCTGAACCATGAATATATTCTCTCTTTTCTGAAATACTTAAATCATACCAATTCTTAGTAATAGGTTTATTTAGATACTCTTCGATAATTCCAGATTTAGCATTTTCTTCTGAGTGAGTTCTTTGTTGTCTTTCAGCTTCTTTTTTCTCCTCATCTGATAGATATAGCTGTTCATTGGCTTTATATAATTCTACTGCTTCTGCCCAAATTTGATTTCTTTCATTATCAAGTTGGCCATTAAATATACTCTTGTTAATCTTCTTTACTCCTGTATCTATTGGCCAAAACCTTCTATTCCCAGTCTTATCTCTTAAAAATTCTTTATCATTAGTTGTTCCTATAACTACACATTGACGTAAAAATCTTGAGGTTCTCTTCCCATATGCGACCCTATATATATCCTCTGATTTGCTTAGAAAATGCTTAACTGCCTCAATATCTGCTTTTTTAGTAGCCATCATTTCACCCATTTCCAGCAACCATACTCCTTGTAATTGTTCATACGCTTCTTTACCTTGTACAGTAGTTAAACTATCAGAATACCAGTCTCCACCAAGTTTTTTAATAAAAGTACTTTTTCCCATTCCTTGAGGACCAGATAAAACCATCATATTATCAAACTTTATTCCTGGATTAAATACTCTTGCTACTGCTGCTACTAAAACTTTTCTTATTATAGTCCTTGTATAGTGGTTATCTTCTGCACCTAAATAGTCAATTAAAAGTGTATCCACTCTCTTAATGCCATCCCACTTTAAAGAATTTAAATAATCTTTTATAGGATGAAAAGTATTATTTTCAAAAGCAATTATTAGAGCATCATTTACTTTTGATGGTGATGAGATATTGTAAATTGTTTCTATATGATGTCTAAGCCCAGAATCATCACTATCATTCCAATCATTTAATTTATCATCTTTTCTCCAAGGTAACTTACCTAAAACGACAGCTCTATTTGAAAATTCATTATAAGCTATTTTTCCTTTCAAATATGGGTCATTTTCTATAAACATTAAGATATTGTTTGTTGTTTTCTTATAACTTCCCTTATTGTCATAATCTAACCTAGTTAACCATTCATCATCTTCAAAATCTATATCACCAAAATCATCCTTAGCTTTATCAAGGTTTTCTCTTCCTATAGTCTTTCGTACTTTAGTGTCACTGCTTGCAAATTCGCTCATTCGAGTAAATGAAGGTAATCTGTTTACAGGCGTTTCGGGTTTAGCATCTTCATCAAGTTCACCAAATTTATGTATCCTAACTAAATCAAAAGCATTGCATAAAATTCCGCTTGCTGGGTCTGTACCATGATGACTATATGAAAACTTGTCATCATAAATAACTACTCCACCACTTGTACTACCTTCTGAATATGTATACCTGGTTTCATCAATACCAGGAATATATACTTCATTTAAGAAAGTTTCTATAGTTTCTTTTATACTATAGGACCTGCAAAATGCACCTATAATTCCAGCCTTTTCAATAGGGTCTTGTTGTTTTTTTAATTGTGTATTAAACTTTTGCCTCTCCCTCGAACTTTCTGGCCAATAGCTTACATCTGTCCAGTCTAAATATAAATCTAGTATTTCATTTGGGTTTAAAAACTCTCCATCTTGAAATTTAAATATATAGTCTCCATCAATTGAAGTACTTGGAAAATACATAAGTCTATGAGGTTGATATGTAGTATCATCAAACATATCTATTCCTATAGTATCTGCTATCATCCTGGAAATTGCTTGATATTCTTCTGGTAGTACTGGTCTAGTTAAAGGTATTACAAGTCTATATCTGGGATTATTCTCAGTATGTGAGTGCGTAGAATACATAAGACAAGCATAATCATTTAATAATGTTATATCCTCCCATATATCTTTATTCGCATAATCTATATCTAAAGTTATAATACTTCTATTTGCAATATTCTCTGCTTTTCGTCTTCCATTTTTTAAGCTTCCACCTACAAATCCACCAACATCTTTAACTCTATCTTTTTCAGTCTTTGACATCTTCCTATATTCTGTATATGTTTCTTGAGTTCTTAATGTTTTACTTAATCTATTTACAAGTTCGGACCATAAAATACTTTTATTTTTCCAATGTGTTTCTAATTTATTTTTTCCTATGGCCAGCATGAGTTGGCCATCATGTCTTACATTTATGTGTTCAATTTCACTGGCCTTTATATCCATAAATCAATCACCTAGTCTTTCTTATAATAATCACATTCATATCCATCTGCTTTAAGAGGAAGACCTTTAGCCCAAGATATTTCTTTTCCCATAATACTGTTAACTTCTTCTAAAGAACCTCCTTTTTTATCTACATCAATTACAAGCTCATCATGTACATGCATTACAATGCTATAACCTGCATCTGTCACATTAAACATAGCCTCTCTTAAGCAATCTCTAGCTGTAGCTTGAACAATATTCTCAACTAACTTAGGTCCATAAGTATCTATTCTTTTCCATTGTTTACTTGTCTGTTCCATACCTTCATATGTTATCTTATCCCCACTAAATGTAGTATGTGGCTCTATCTTAGGCCTTAGATACGATAATCTTCTACTACTTGGTAGTTCTATAAATAAAACGCCTGGATTATAAATAAATTTAATCCCATGTTGAATTTCTACTATAGTCCTATCTTTTATAGCTTTTTTAGCTGCCTTATCTACATCCCACCAAAACTTAGTTATATTTGGATTAGCATTTCTCCATGCAGTAACAATAGGTTGAAGCTCTTCTTCTTTAAGCCCCATTTTAATAGCCCCCATAGAAATTAAGGCCCCTACACTTCCGCCATATCCATTCGATAATTCTGCTAGCTTTCCTTTTTGTCTAAGTTCAGAACCTTTTTTAATATTTTCGATTGGAATTTTAAACATCTGACTGGCACTAGCTTCATATATTTTTCCATGAGAATTAAACACATCCAGTCTCCACTTCTCACCTGCAAGCCAAGCTATAACTCTAGCTTCTATTGCACTAAAATCTGACACTATAAATCTATGACCTTCACTTGGTATAAAAGCTGTCCTTATCAATTGACTTAAGACATCTGGTACACTATCATATAAAAGCTCTATTAAATCAAAATCTCCTTCTTTTAATAGGTTTCTAGCTAGGTCTAAATCCTCTATATGATTTTGTGGTAAATTCTGTACTTGTACTAATCTTCCTGCCCATCTACCAGTCCTATTAGCCCCATAAAACTGTAGTAGACCTCTTACTCTATTGTCATTACCTTTAGCTAATTTCATAGCCTCATATTTCTTTATAGAAGTTTTGGACATTAATTTTCTAAGTTCTAAAATTCTAACTACATTTTCATCATCAACTTGTTTTAATATTTCTGGAATACTTTCTTTTGTTAGGCTTGTAATCTCAAAGCCAACTTTATCACTTAACCATTTTTTTAATTGAGCTGGACTATTTGGATTATTTAGACCAGTTATTTTAATTGCTTCTTTTGTAAGTTTTTCAGTATATCTTTTATCACATTCTATTGCATTCTCTATTAACTCTGTATCCACTTTAATACCAGTATCATTAATTCTCTGGTCTAAATACCATAATTTAATTTCTCTTTCGGTAGTCTTATACTTACTAAGTTTGTTTCTTATTTCTCTTTCAACTACAACATCTTGTTTACAATATTCTTTAAATTTATTCCATTTTTCCATATCATGTATTGGTAAATTTCTAGTTCTTCCCTTGTTAACTTTTGTAGCCTTACAAGGTTTACAGAAATATTGTATTAATGCTTTACCTTCTTTCATTTTCTGTTTATCTTCATTAAACTTTAAAGCCTTAGACACACTATCTAAACTTCCTGGAAGTCCTAGTGTTAACGCCTTTATCATTGTACATGACCACTCATTTGGTTTTAAATTAATATTTAAAAATTTACTTATTGCTGTTCTTTCAAAATTAGCATTAAATGCTGATTTTATAACTTTATTATCATTTAAAGCTTCTATTACTTCTTTTGGTAACTCTTCATCATTTACTAAATCAATAACTTTTACCTCTTCATTATCAAAAGCATAGGCAAATAACAGTATCTCAAAATTAGCAGAGTCTACATATCTGTAGACTCCAACTTTTTTTATATCTAAATCACTATATGTTTCTATATCAATTGATAAGGTCCTCATTAACTTAAGAAGTCCTCTTCTTCATCTTCATATTCAAAGTCATCTGAGAAATCTGCTTCTGCACTAGCTCTAGCTCCTCCAAGTACTTCTCCATCTACTAACTTTTGAACATTTTGTAAGCCACAACCTATTCCTTTATTTCCTGCACTATTATATGGGAAAAAGTTTATACTAACTCTTCCATAACAACCACTATATACCTCTGTATTATCTAATATTTCATTTAAGTCTTTATCAACTATTCCTGGCTTTTGAGTACTATTTGCATTTAAAAAATACATTCCTACATATTCCTCTGCTTCATCAGCTCTTTCTGCATCTCCATCACGAAGAGGTGTTTTTAAATTACCTGGTAATTTTCCACCCCATTTAGAAGTTTTACCTTGTTCTTTAGCTGCATCAATAGCCTTCTTTATTCTTCCTAAAGTCACCTTATCTGATTTTGGTATTAAAATACAAACTGAATACTTGGGCTCTGCACCTTCTACCATTGCTCTGCTTTTAAAGATATTGCAATAACTTAATCTTACCTTTCCTGTTACTACCTTTGTTGATTGTACTGAATTACTCATAATTTTCTTCCTCCTAATATTTTTATATTTGGTATATTGATTTTATATTTGAAGTTATTTCTCCAAATTTATCTAAATCTCTAACTTGCTTACTAAACAATTTAATTCTTCCACAAATAACTGTTGAAGAAACATTTAATAACTCTCCTATATCAGATATCTTTTTATCTTGTAAAATCCAATCTACTATTTTATCAATATCTTTTAAATATGACTTTCTTGCAATTTTTCTTATATAATCAACATCATAGTTAAATTGAATTTCATAAAATCCATGTATATCTTTTAATGGTCTTTTACTATCTTCAAATACACTTACATCTAAACCTTCTATAGAGTTTCTATAATGTTTTTCGCCATAACGCAAAGCTTTAAACATTTCTATTCTTATGTAAGAAACAGCCACTGTAGAAAACTTGCCTCTGTTACTATCATAATTTAATGCTGCTTTATATAACCCAATACATCCTTCTTGATAAAACTCTTCATATAAGTATGGATGTTGCTCTACATAAGACTTAAAAAATCTATTTATACTAAAATGTACAAGATTCAAATTATTTTCAACTAGTTTAGTTATTTCTTGATTACTCATAAAATTATATCCCCTTTTAAATCTTTTTATAGCTACTAGGAATTAAATATTTTTAAATATCCTTTGCTCTTACTGATACAAAGCATACTGGACTAACTTTTATATGTTCTGGTATATACACTCTATCAAGATGATTGTCATTTACTTCGAGGAAAGTTGACATCACTTTATCCTTTATTAAACTTTCTCTTTTAAAATCCATCACTGTAACTTTTGCATTTTCTTCAGTTGAGTTATATTCTGTAATATTTAGTCTCTTTAACATATCTAGTAAATTATCTTTTTCATAATCTAAATCTTTTTCGATACTCTTTTTTCTCTCCTTTAAATCTAAAATTATACTTATGCTTTCATCTAATTTATCTTTTATACCTGCATCTAATGGCATGTAATATCCCCCATTTATATTTCAAAATCTTTTTTCGCTGAATCTATACTATTAATTTCTGACCTTTTATCACTTTCTACTACTAAAGTAGCTTTTCCAACTGGTTTTATAATTAAATCACTTAGTAGTTTAGCAAAACTCTTTTTACCTATAGCTTTCTCCATATCACTAATTCCTTTTAAGGTCCTTGGCTTATAAATTTTTTCTTCATCATAATCTGAATTTAATAAAACCTTAGCAACTTCTTGCTCATCTACATACTTTCTATTACTTCTGCCTTCTACAAGCTTATATCCTGGATATTTAACACCATGCTTTTCAGCTTGTTCTAGTGCATAACTTTGAACATCCTTTAACCAATCTTGTATATTCTTAGCAAAACCTAAAATATCTGCTATCTCATATTTATTAAGAGCAAATGTGTCAGCAAAATCATATTTTCTAGCTAGTTTAAGGTTATCCCCAGCTCTTTTTCTGCAATCATTTTTAGCTCTACAAAATCCACAATGACTGCCACTTACAAACTCTCCTTCACCATTAAAAGCCATTTGAGCCTTCTTCTTAACATTATCTGCCCATGTAAGTAATTTAGTAACTTCTATTTCTTCACTTGATATGTTATCAAGTCTAGGTTGAATTATTGTTGTTTTAATTAAATCAATATCATATAGCATTTCAAACTGATTATATGCCCCTAAACCATATAGTCTAAGTTGAGGATTCTCTATAGCTGAAACTTCTAAACCTTTTCCATACTTTAGGTCTATAACTTGAAGTATACCATCAGATATTACAACAACGTCTCCTGTTCCAAATCCTTCTGGAACCCACTCGCTAAAATCGAGTCTTTCTTCTAACATCACTATTACATCATCACATATAGCTTTACTATCATTTACTAATTCAACTACATTCTCAACATAAGATTGTATATAGTCCTCCATTTCAGAGTTATAATACTCACTTTTCTGTATCTTTTTAATTCTTGCATTATATGCCTTTTCACTTATTTTTTCATACTCTAGCATTAATTTAACTTCTGCTAATTCATGTGCAACTGTTCCTTCTTCTGCATATATACTAGTTGATGGTGGATAGTTTTCTTCTAATTTTATACTAGGAGTGCAGTGAAGCCATCTATGGGCTCCACTCGCACTAAGTCTTGCATGTTGTAATGGCATTTATGTACCCCCTATAAACTTTCTAATTTGTTCATAAAAGCTGAATAATCTTCTTCTTTTACTTCACTTAACTTACTAGCTCCAAATTCACCAAATAACTCCTTAAGCTTATCCTTCTTACCTGCCTTACTTACTTGTGCTGCCTTAGTTCTTACCTCTTCTTTTGTGTATTTAACTTCACTAGTTGTATTTTCATTATTCTTTTCTATTTCTTCCTTTGCTTCTGCTATTTCTTCTTTAACGTCTTCTTTTACTTCTACCTTTTTAATCTTTTCAGCTTTTTTAACTTCAACTTTCTTCTCTTCTTTCATATCTGTTATATTTATAGGTTCTATCTGCATTGCTTTTCCTAGATTAAGACCTCCTAAAGCATTCGCCACTACTAATAGTGCATTTGTAAATTCTGGTGCTTCTACTTTAACTTTTACATTTACATTAACTTCAACCATTTTAAATCTCTCCTTTTTGTGTTATACTTTACTTGTGTTATATTTTATTTTTTATTTTTTTGTGTGTTGGTTATTTTACCAACACTTTTTTATTTAATATTCCAACCGATATTTTCTTACCAGTTTTAATATCTTTAAATACTATATCTGCTATAACTTTTCCATCTTTTTTAAGAGTTACTACATTCTTATTATTAGTATCAAGACTCAGCAATTTCATCCCCCCTCTCTACTGCTTTTAAAAGTTCATCCAAATTTTTACCTTGATTTCTTTCAATAAAATCATCAACTTCATATCTTGAAATTTTTCTACCATCACCTCTAACTAGTGATTTTATCAAACCTGTGCTTACTAACCTACGCATAAAAGCTGTATCTAACTTTAAAATTCCCCTTGCTTCTTCTACTGTTATTAGATAATTTGGATAACCTCTTTTTATTAAAACAACTATATCTTTAGGCTCCAGTACCTTTACCTTTTGTTCAATAGTTTGACTCTTAACTCTATCTGTCTCTTGTTTACTTATCTCTATTTCTATTAAGCTTTTTAAGCTATCACTAAATCTTTTAACTATTTCATTTGTGTTATCCATTTTTTAATCCCCTCATTATTATCAAAATATTCTGTTTTTTATTTCCCAACTAATTCATCTAAGGTAACATCTAAATAGCCCGCTATTTTTATTAATGTGCATATAGTTGGATTTTTAATATATCTAAAAGTTCCAAATTTTTCTCTATAAAGTAGATATTTTTATTTTTGTGGTGTTTTTTGTATGGGTTTATTAAGCTCTATCTTAAAAACATCACAATCTTTTATAGCTCTATAACCGTTTTCATTCAATAAATCTACTAATGTTGACTTCCCTCTTGGTAATTGTACACCCTCAACACATATAATCATATTTGCATCAAGCGCATCCATTAAATGTTTTATCTCTCTTTTACTTAATAAAGGTTTTAAGAATTCTTTTACTTCTTTTTTTTCTTTTACTCATGTTTTGTCCTCCCTATTTTCTCTAATTTAAAATTAAATTAATTGTATTTAATCTTTACTAGTAAAATACTTTTATTATTCATGTACTTCATAAAATAGTGTGTTTAACATATATAGCAAAGGACTATTTTTATCTATAACTAATTCTTCTTCATCTTTAATGTAAAATTTTATTAAGTCTTCATCTATACAATAAGTTATATAATTATCTTCGCCCATGCACATACCTACTTCTTTTTCTATCTTATTTTGGTCTGCTATTTTTATATCTGCTATTGTATCAAGAGTATCTACTATTTTATAAAATATCCTTTCTCTAGCACTCAATTCGTTACTTTCTTCTTTTATATAAGTAAGATATTTTATTAATTCATCTTCTTCTATATCACCAAAGAATTTTAACATAAACTTAAAAGTAAAATCATCAAAGAATTTTTCATCCATCTCTAAGTGTTCAAAATTCATTTTCTTATAATGCCATGCTACTTTTGATGCAATCTTATCCAATATGTTTTTATTATCTTCTATATCTTTATCACTAAGTGAAATTCCACAATCAATACCTATTTTATTGTTAATGCTATTCATAACTTTCTTAAAATTATTTACCATTTCTAATTCCTTATCTGTTAAGTCTATCTCTCCATCAACTCCAATACTCACTATTCTATTATTTTCTTTCATTTTCTTATTCCTCCTATATTGTTTAATTTTATTAATAATATTAATTAGTTTTTTCCATAAAAACTCCATATTTAATAGCCATATCTTTTATTACAATTACATAACCTTCTATTAAATAATTTTGTTCTTGTATAACATCCAGGTAATTAAATTTTTCCCTTCTAGACTTGCATACACCTTTTTCTGCCATTTTACTTCTTCTATTATTTAATCTTCGCTTCAAGTCAACATTAAATCTTTTACAAAGAAGTTCATAACTTTCTTTTCTAAGAGTATTTATATATTCATTTCCACCTAAATTTTGTGCCATTGATACTATCAACTTGCGTGTTTCCTCTCTCCAATCAGTTGTATTCAATGTAACAACATCTTTTATGCTTTTTATTTCTTGTTTAGTTTCTGTTATATCTTGTTTTATTTGTTTTTGCTCTATTTCTTGTTTTGCTACAGTATCAAATATTTGCTTAAACAGTTGTAGTTCTGGACTTAATTGATTTGTAATTAAAGTATCTTTCTTTTTGTTAAAGTAAGACTCTTCTAAGTTATCAAACTGCTCCCAAGCTTTGTCAGTATCCAATATTTTGCAGTGTCTGTTTGCTCCTCTTTCAGTCCAAAGATACATTTTTGAAGTAAATTTTAGGTTTTCATATTCTGTATGAATACCTTTAAAATTCTTTAAATCATCACCTTGTAATAAAAAATAATGTTTACCTTCAATAAATCTATCTTTGTTATTGTTAAAATTGTTGCTTATATTTCTTACATCTGTTTCATATACATCTGCTAGTTGCTGTGTAGTTAAAACTCTTTCGTTATTTCTTTCTATTACTTGTAAGTTATTCATGTTTGTTACCCCCTATATTTTTCTTTAACTTCATCTTCAATTTCAAAAAGATATTCAGTACTTAGATTCGGGAAAAACATTAATTGTATATTTTTTGCTTCTATGTACTTTAACCTGTTAGCATTTCTTAATTTTGCAGACACTGTACTTACATTTAGATTCAATGCTTTTGCTAATCCTCCAACTTTGTTAGCTGAAATTCCTAACATCTTACCTATATCTGTAGCTGAATAAGTTTTTCTTTCCATTTTAGGAAGTGGTATTAATGTTTCTCCAGAAAGTAATTCAATAGTCTTTGAGTACATAATCTGTTTATATTCTTTTATATCTACTTTATCAGCTAACTCTAAATAAATCTTTGCTTCTCTCGCTCTTGCATTTTTTAATCTTGTTTGAGCATTCATGTATTTTATTTCTGAGTCATCTTTACTACATTCAGATTTTTTACTACTATATGTACCTGTTTTACGAATAGATGGTAATACATCTCTTGTTACCCAATGTTTAAATTTTTTAGCAGTTAACAACTTAGAACTTAATATTAAAGAGTAAAGACCACTTTCATTAATTATTTTCATATTTTGATTACCCCCAGGAGTCGGTATTTCACCTACCCCTTTATCTTCATCATCAACATGTCTTTTCAAAGCATCAGATGTATCTTTATATCCTAATGTCTCGGCCACATCTTTACCAACAAACCAAGGCTCTCCATTTAAATCTATAACCCTTATTTCTCCAAAATCACTGTTTTTAAATACTTGTAAATTATTACTCATAATTTTTCCCCCTAGTTTTTTGTATTTTCTCTCCCAACTTCAAATAAATTTGATAGTTTACTTGTAAAATCTTTTGGAGATTTTGTATTCATTAAAGTTTGTACTACAACACAAGAATCTACTGCTGTTATAATTAAATCTAATTCACTCTCAGTCAAAGTTTGAAGTTTTGGAATTGTATCTAATATTTTTTTCTCTCTCATATTATCCACCGCCTTCCTTGTTCTGTAACACCATATTATCATCCTTTTACTTGTTAGTCAACACTATTTTAAAAATTCGTTTATTTTTTCTTGTTGACTAACAAGATTCTTAAAATTATAATACTCTTAGGGGAGGTGATATAATTGTCTAATGAAACTATAAGCACAAGAATTAGAAAGATAAGAAAAGATGCTAATTTATCTCAACCAGCTTTTGGGGAAAAACTAGGTGTTAGTAAAGATGTTATAAGTAATATAGAATATAATAGAGTTGAACCAAAACCTTTGTTTATCAATTATATGTGTGATGTATTCAATGTTAATAAAGAGTGGCTTTTAAATGGTGTAGGTAATATGTATATATCTACAGAAGATGATATTCTTTTAGGTGAAGCTTTTGCTTATATAACTACATGTGAAAATGAGAAACTAAAAAAAATAGTAATTAATCTTTGCAAACTAGAGGATATATATGTGGATGCAATATGTACAACTGTAGATGGTATAATTTCAGATAGAAAATAACACATTAAATGATAAAATGATATGCATTTAAATTATATTAATTAAAATATAAATCCAAATAAAACAAGTGCTCATTATGAACACTTGTTTTTTATGTTTTTTATATAACTTTTTATTGTATTTTTATATTTTATATTATGTATGTCCTGTATGTCGTTAATTATCTCTAAGTCACTTTTATTACTATCATTTAAAATCCATTTTATAATATTAAATTTTTCTCTACTACAATCTTCCTCCAGTATTATAACTCTTTCTACTTCATCCATTAGTACATTCCTCCTCATAAATATTTTATATTACCCCAAGTAATATTACTTTTTATGCTATAATACATCATAGAAAGCAACATATTTTATGATTATAATTAATTAGTCTCCTTTAATAGGTCACTTATCAAATTATTTTAATATATGTTGAAATAATTTGATAAATAGTTTAAAATAATGTTATTATATACTCACATAATTTTCATTCCTATAAGAATAATAATGTTCCAAATTATGGAAGTATATAGTAATATAATAACATGAACTTAATAAGATGTTCAATACATAAGCTTAATGTTTATGTTTTATATTAACTATGTGGTATGTAAAAATAAGTATAATTATTTTACAAATGTAACAAGAAACATTATTATATTAACTATGTGGTATATAGATTTAGAAGAGATAAAATTCTCTTCTTTTTCTATTTACACAATTTTTCAGGCTTTTGATAATATCTTTAAATTTACTTAAATACCTCCTCCCTTGTTTATTTATACTACTTATGTTATTTACACTATATTTATCAGTTTCTTATATATATATTATTTACTTATTTGTACAAATTTAGTGCATTATTTATAAACTATTTCTCTATTCTCTTAATTAGTTATATTAAAAAATTTTATAACCAATTTTTTAATATTTCTATAATCTAGATTCTATAATCACATTATATTAACACAAACAAAACCTGTCAATATATAAATTCATTTTTATGTTAACTTTCGCAAAATAAGTTCACATATTCATAAACTTATGCTATAATTAGCATAAAGGGGGGTTTTATTTATGGCAACTTTTGGTGAAAGGTTTAAATTTTTAAGAACAGAAATGAATCTAACTCAAGATGAACTTGTTGAAAAATTTAATAAAGTTTACCTTACGAGTTTTAATAAATCGACGATATCACAATATGAAAATAACAAAAGAAAACCAGAGATAAATATTTTGGAAAATTGGGCAGATTTTTTTGATGTATCAATTGATTACCTTTTAGGAAGAACTCTTGTTAGAAATCACATAGATACTGTAGCAACACACAAAGCTAATCCTAACGAAATTTTACCAGAAGAAGCTCAAGAACAACTTAATGATTATATTGAATTTTTAATAAATAAGTATAAAAAATGAATATTTAGAGCAGTTCACTCCTGCTCTTTATATATATAAAAAAGTAACACATACATTCTTTTTATAGGGGGATTTCAATGAACAAACTAGACGCACTTTTAGACTTAGCAAATAATGAAGAGATAGAAATTTACTACACTGACAAAATAGCAGATGACATAAAAGGATTGTATATAAACAGACAAGGACTAAAGATTATATCATTACTTAATTCATTAAAACAAAACAATGCTAAACTAATAGAAATCTTAGCAGAAGAATTAGGACATCATTTTACCAGTGTTGGGAACTATGTATCTTCAAAAAACAGTTACAAAAATAAAATCTTGATAGACAAAACTGAAAACAAAGCATTAAAATGGGCATGTGAATTTCTTATAACAGAAGAAGAAATAATACATGTTATTAATTCACACGCTACAAGTGTATACGAAATAGCTGAAGAATTACAAGTTAGCATCAACTTCTTACTAAAAAGATTAGAATTTCTATCAAAAAAGAAAAGCATGTTGGACTTAGGAAATAATAGATTTTTAGTATTAACTAATTTGCCAAATTTCTACATATATGAGGATATTTTTTAAACTCATTTATTCTACTTTTATAGATTTTTTACTTAATAAATATATATTTCAATATTATTATAATAAACTACACATAAAAGCTAAAAAATTGTAAGAATATTAAGAAAATGATTAAGTGAAAACCAGATAAACAAAATTAAGATAATATTGTACATAACAAAAGTATATAAAGAGCAGTTAATCTGCTCTTTTATATAAACACCAAACAAACATACATTCTAAAAGGGAGGGATACTATTATGAAAGGTGGAGTAAGAAAAAGAAGTAACAAATGGTATTACTACTTTGACCTAGGCATAGTAGAAGGAAAAAGAAAAAAAGTAGAAAGAGTTGGAGGCAATACTAAAAAAGAAGCAGAAAAAGCCTTAAGAGAAGCACTAAATGAATATGAAAACTCTGGCATAGTATTTGAAGAAAGCAATATCAGTTTATCAGACTACTTAGACTTTTGGTACAAAGAATATGTCTTACTTAACTGTAAATACAACACTCAAGAAAGCTACCGAATAAACATAGAAAAACATATAAAGCCAAAGCTAGGAGCTTACAAAGTAAAAGCTTTAACTCCTGCAATACTACAAAACTTCATAAACAGAAAGTACAAAGAGGATTACTCTCAAAATACATTACAAGTATTAAAAGCCATATTACATAGGTCATTAAAATCAGCAGTCCATCCTTACAAACACATACGAGAAAACCCTATGCAATATGTAAGCATACCAAAAACTAAATCTAAAACAGAAACTAATAAAGTTAAAACTATTACATTAGAAGAATTTAATCAAATACTAAATATATTTCCTCAAGATTCATTTCAACGTATAGTTTTACTAATTGGATTTCATACTGGTATGCGAAGAGGTGAAATTATTGCACTAAAATGGGATAATATAGACCTTGATAATAAAACTATCACAGTAAAGCATACTTTGATTAAAAAACCAAATGGAATGTTTGAATTAGGGCAACCAAAAACAGAAAGCTCTTGCAGAACTATATTTACAGGTGACACTTTAATAAAGGCATTAAAAGAACATAAATTATATCAAAAGAAAATGAAATTAAAATATGGAGAATTTTACTTTGATAGTGACTGGGTATGTACCAAAGAAAATGGTCAACAAGTGAATACTCACACTTTAGACACTATAGTAAGACAAATTCGAGTAGCTTTAAACAATGACTTCCATTTTCATTCTTTAAGACATGCACATGCTACTCTATTATTAGAAAATGGTGCTAACATTAAAGACATACAAAACCGTTTGGGTCATAGCCAATTATCAACTACAATGGATACCTATTCACATGTAACTGATAAAATGAAAAATGAAACTGTAGATATATTTGAAAAAATTACAAATTAGAGTTTGCCACCCAAAAATATAATACGGTGGCAAATGGGTGGCAAAATCTAATTTATCTATTTTAAAAGCTAAAATTATCAAATTTATATAGTCAGCTATACGCTTGTAATTTCAAGGCTTTAGAGTATATAACAACCATAACTAATATAAGGTATTAATAATAAATCTAACAAATAAAACTTAATATTTACTTAAGTTGTAATACTATTCCAAATTGTATAATTAAAATTTAATAAGTTCTCAATTATATAGTCATTGATTTATTTGAAAAAATAAAAAATGCCAATCTATCTCTAAACAACAAAAACTGAATACCAATAAAAATTTAATAAAAAATTTTATCAATATTCAGTATAAGTT